CTCGATTTGTTCAGCGGTCAATTTGTCTGAGCAATATTCCAGGGCTACCGATGGATATTCGTCTCCCCATCTGTCTATCTGCTCAGGGGTCAATTTATCTGAGCAAAACTGGAGGGCTGACCAGGGTGCTTTATCTCCCCATTTTTCAATTTGCCCTGGAGTTAATCTGTCTAAGCAATATTCAAGGGCTGTCGATGGCCGTCTATCCCCCCATCTCTCGATTTGATCAGCGGTCAATTTATCTGCGCAATATTCAAGGGCTGTCAATGGGTCAATATCCCCCCATTTTTCTATCTGATCAGGGGATACGGGCAAATCTATTTTTGCTACTGCCCATAGTCCGTCTGTCGGATCAAGGTCAGAAATATTTAAATCATCAATATTTTTATCATCAAGCCAAATAAAAAACTCTGTACAGGCGTTATTTTCCTTGGCTTTTTTGATCCATTCTTGTTTTTGTTTAATTGTCATCTATTCCTCCTAATATCTGTTTTAATTTTATTAATCTGCATAGCAAATCTTCTACACGATAGTTCTGATTTGTACTGATTTAGCGTCTTCTGTAGAATTTCTATCTGCTTTAATTTCGTATATTTTTCTACATGTTTTTGTAATGATTTAGATATTTTATCCAGCTTGTTGTCCCGTAAATATTCTGCAAAGTCAACCATCTATTCCTCCATTCTTTTTAAATACTCAGAAATCTCATGATCCTTGAAGGAGATTTTCCACCATTTTTTGGGCTTGCCTATGTGGATAACTTGGCCAACATTACGATATCCCCACAGCCATTTGGGAGGTAGTTTTGTTACAATATCGTTTCCATTGTGGACAAGATCAATACTTGGTTGGCCAAATATCTGACCAATTGCAAAAACTCTTGGCCCTCCGGTTACAACAGCCTCAATGTGATCAAACGGTTTTCTAGCCATATAGCAAGTTTCAATTTCTCTTTTTGTTGCAATTAGTGCGTAGGCTGCGCCTTGAGAATGACCAAGTATACATAATTTTTGGGTTTCATATTCCTTCAGCTTCTCTTTAATCAATTTCTCATTAATGTGATATCCGGCCCAAAATCCCCTATGTATCCCGAAAATTGGCTTGAAAAGGAAATTAACAATCCAATCCACGTAGGGTTTGGTTGATTCAAAAATGATATATGTCTCATCGTTTCTTTTCCCGATTGTGAAATCAAGGTCAAGATTTCCCTTGACTCTCTCCCATTTCGAAAAAAACAAACCTAAATAATCATCGTCTCTTGTTTCATTCTTATAAATTAGTTCTACTGCGTCTTTAGTCATCATTTCCTGCCTCCCATATAATACAGCGGTCTATTGCTTTTTTAATCGCTGATAGCTTAAGTATTTCTACCGAGGACTCATCTACTAATTCAAATTTTGGATCTACATTTGGGTACCTAAAAACAACATGCTCACCTGTACGGGTATTAATCGCAAACACCCCCTTGTCAAGCCACCGTAATGGGGTTTCCTCAATTATTGTATTTTTTGTTCTAAATATTTCTCTAATTTTACTCATTCCCCGCCTCCTTTATCTTTGAAAAAATATCTTTGTTGAGAGTAACAATCAGGGTACTTTTGATATGGTTGGTTCCATGGTGGATCCTGGTCTATGGAGATTTTTTTTCTCCACACAATTTTCGCTGTTTTTAGACTCCAACATTTTTTTTTGTCTGTATTATAGAAATCTTTATCACACCCACTACATTTATCTTTTTTCATCTCTCCCCCCACGTTTCGCAGAAAAAATGTTCTCTCGGTATTTTAAATGCACGTACGCCCCAAATAGCGATAAAATATTCTGTTTCATCATCTATATAAGGCTTTATTTTTTCTCGTGCAACTAAAAACGGCCCCTGCAGTTCAGGGATAGGTTTATTATTTGCACCAAAAACAGCAACGATCCCATTACTGTATAGGTTAACAGCTCTAATTTTCATTTTTATCCTCCATCTTATACGCATCATACACGGGTTCAGCATGACCTGTGACCCGCCATTTTTCTCTTTTCCCGGCTTCATCTTCAACCTCCACAATCAATTCTTGGCCTTCTGCAATCCTGTATTGCTCACTAATTTTGTCATCCCATTCAGCATATTTTTCCGCAGCCTCTCCGTGATCATGTGCATAGATAATTTTGTAATATTCATCCTTTATATCATCATATTCAGCGTCTTCATTTTCGTGGAATATTTTGTATTGGGGAGAACATTTGTGATTCTCACAATAATAATATTCCCCACATTTGTTACATATTGCCATCATTTTCTCCTAACAATTTTCCAGGTTTAGGTATTTTCATATCTTTCCTCTAGTAGAGACAAATCAAAACCATTTTGAATAAATAATTTTGTTAGTGGCCTATCCACTCCACAACCAATGTACGCATATATTTTGCCCATCTCTTTTTGAGTCCATTCAACTCCAAAATATTTAAATAACCGTCGTCTGAAATATTTTTGACCAGTTAAATCAAGCCCCTTATGTGCGGGCCTGATTAAATATTCCAACATCTTGCAATCAAAATCTAGTTCAGTCCCGATTTCCCCTATACAAATATATATATTTCTCTTAGGCTCTAATATTATCTCATCTCCACCGTAAATAGAGGCTCGCTCAAAATATTTTTTGGCCTTGCTTAACATTTCTTTTTTAGTCATATTTTCCTCCTAATAAAATTTATACAACGGGTCATCAGCCCACTTATACAACCACTGCGTATGTAATTTGTTTACCTTGTCCTGTCCCTGTCTTGCTTTCCTGAGTCTGCGTAACATTTTATTACGTGTGTATTTATGCTTCCTCGGTATAATTTTCACAGCAAGGCTTAAAATGGTGTAAAATATTTTCATAGCACTACGCACCCCCAAGAATACTTTGTGTGCATAGTCATATATTTGACTCAAGAATTTCCTCAATGCAACGATCTCTTGACAGGCACTCTCATAATCATCCCAGCATTTTTTAAGGCCGATTATTTGCCGTTTGAGTTTCTCATTTTCTGTTTTTAATTTCATAATTTTGGTTTCTGGTAATTCTTGGATTTTATTGGATAGTTTATCATCGGCCATCTATTCCTCCGAGTTTGAACATTTTGGACAGTACATCAAGGCAAATTTTCCATCCGTTGTTTTTAGGGCAATATCGCCTGGGATTTTATGTGTTTCTTCAGCCGTCCATTTAACTCTCTCAAATGCCTCTTTCCAGCTATGTGCATAATCTGCCTTGCCATATTGGCAATTTCGATTTGTACACATTATATGCATATTTGTATCACTGAATTCAATTGTAAGCCTTCCTCTCAATTCATTCATCTATTCCTCCAACGCCTCAAATTCCTTTTCCGTCATTTCACAAACTCTAAACCGGATCGTTTGTTCATCACCAAGGTCTATTAGATCTATATCTATTAGATCCTCGATTTTTTCCGGTGTCGGTACCCATGCCTCATAATTCTCATCCCAACAGAACAAATATTTTTCTTTCATCTGTTCCTCCATTTTTCTATTTGCTCAGGGGTTAATTTGTTTGAGCAATATTCAAGGGCTGTCCATGGGTCAATATCCCCCCATTTTTCTATCTGATCAGGGGTTAATATGTCTGCGTAATATTTTAGGGCTGCCGATGGCCGTCTATCTCCCCATCTATCTATTTGTTCAGCGGTCAATTTATGTGAGCAATATCGCAGAGCTACCCATGGCTGTCTATCTCCCCATTTATCGATTTGCCCGGGGGTTAGTTTATCTGAGCAATATCTCAGGGCTTCCCGTGGCCATCTATCTCCCCATTTATCTATCTGATCAGGGGTTAATTTATCTGAGCAATATTCTAGGGCTGCCCATGCCCGTCTGTCACCCCATTTTTCTATTTGCTCAGGGGATACAGGTAAGTCTATTTCCCCAACCGCCCATAATCCATCCATCGGATCGAGGTCAGAAACCTCTAAGTCCTCAATATTTTTATCATCAAGCCACATAAAAAACTCTGTACAGGCGTTATTTTCCTTGGCTTTTTTGATCCATTCTTGTTTTTGTTTAATTGTCATCTATTTCCTCCATCTAAAATATTGCTCAGGAGTTAATCTGTCTAAGCAATATTCTAGGGCTGCCCCTGGATATCTATCCCCCCATTTTTCGATTTGATCAGAGGTTAATATGTCTGCGTAATATTTTAGGGCTGTCCATGGCTGTCTATCCCCCCACCTATCTATTTGCTCCGGGGTCAATTTATCTGAGCAATATTTTAGGGCTTCTATTGGCCGTCTATCTCCCCATTTTTCGATTTGCTCATGGGTTAATCTGTTTGAGCAATGTCTCAGGGCGACCCCTGGATATTTATCTCCCCATTTATCGATTTGCCCGGGGGATACGGGGAGGTCTATTTTTCCAACCGCCCATAATCCATCCATCGGATCAAGGTCAGAAATCTCTAATTTTTCTATATTTTTATTCTCAAGCCAAATAAAAAACTCTCTACAGGCGTTATTTTCCTTGGCTTTTTTGATCCAGGCTAATTTCTTTTTAAATGTCATCTATTCCTCCATTTTTCTATCTGCCCGGGGGTTAATTTATCTGAGCAATATTCAAGAGCTTCCCATGGACATTTCTCCCCCCATTTTTCTATCTGATCAGGGGTTAATTTATCTGAGCAATATTCTAGGGCTTCCCATGGCCGTCTATCTCCCCATCTCTCGATTTGATCAGCGGTCAATTTGTCTGAGCAATATTCCAGGGCTACCGATGGATATTCGTCTCCCCATCTGTCTATCTGCTCAGGGGTCAATTTATCTGAGCAAAACTGGAGGGCTGCCTCTGGCTTTAGATTTCCCCATCTCTCGATTTGATCAGGAGTTAATTTATCTGAGCAATAGATTAGAGCTGCCCCTGCCCGTCTATCTCCCCATCTGTCTATCTGCTCAGGGGTTAATTTATGTGAGCAATATTCTAGGGCTGCCCGTGGCACTCTGTCACCCCATTTTTCTATCTGCTCAGGGGATACGGGTAAATCTATTTTTCCAAACGCCCATAATCCGTACTCTGGAGGGATATCGCTAATCTCTAAGTCCTCGATACTTTTATCCTTAATCCAGCTCAAAAAACCTGTGCAAACCCCTCTTTCCGTGGCTTTTTTGATCCATTTTTCTTTTTGTTTAATTGTCATCTATTCCTCCATTTCATTCCAGAATTTCCCGGTGGCTGATTCTATTATTTTTTTGTTTCTTTCTATCTTTTCTGTCAGCCCCCATCCTATGGTGTACCCATCCAAGGATATCATTGTTTTTGTATTATCAATCAATGTTTCAATCAATTCCTTCACATCTACATTCATTTTATCAACTCCTTCATTTCATTCCATAGTAGGTCAATATATTTATATTTTAAAAAACTTCCTGACCCGCTAATTTTATACTCACTATTAATACATGGCCCATGATAGGCCATATTGTTATCCCGGAAATATTTGATAATTTTCCTCAATTTGGGAATAGGGATATTTGTCTCCTCACTAAGTTTATCATACCCAAACCAATATTGTTCAAACTCCAAATCCATGTGATGCCAACTCGTCCACACATCCCACAGTTTTTCCATATCCTCATTAGTAATTTGGATTCTAAACATAAAATCTGATAATTTTTCTCCAACCATTGTTACACTCCTATCTGTATCAATTAGAATCCGCCTTAGCCAATCCGGGGTCGGATCGATGAATTTGAAATTATTATAGTTCATCCTTTACCCCTAAAGCCTTTTTAAATTCATTCGAATCCACATATTTACTATTCATCAAAGGCCCTGATAATTCAAATTCATTATCGTCGATCCATTTTTTAATCTGCATTATCAGGGCCTTTGATATCTCTAATTGGGCTTTTTCCAGCCTCTCTATAAGTTCCTTTTCATTTATTTCTGGAAATATTGCCATCGTTAGCCTCCCTATGAATTTCTGTTACCGTACACCCACAAGCGGGGCAGTATAATTGAATTGAGTTACTATGAAATCGGTGTGCTTCTTTGGTATTGTTACATTTATATAATTTTTCAAATGTTTCTTTTGTAGCTTTTCTTGCGTTCATTTTTCACCTCCATTAATATCAAATCACAGGCTAATCTACACCCTGCGGCGGTGTATCTACCTACTGCACACCCTGCTGTAGGCTCGGGGAATATTCTCTCAGGATATTTATCCCGGATTTTCTTAACGATATTTTCAAAATCTTTGGTAGTCACTTTAATGTCCCTTCAAACCGGATGTATAATTTATCATACCCCCCGTATTTAGGGGTCGGCATATCCAAATCAGGTGAGGGTGTAAAGGGGTGTTTGCATAGGTGTTCATATCCTATTTTAATCGGCCCTCTCTCTACCGCTACACCGAATTTAAAATCAGCCTGAAACGGGTCAAGAAAAGTACTCCGTTTTTGCTGCATCATAATAAAAGATGAGCCATTGATTATTACCAGGTCAAATGCTCTCAGCTCTACACCTATATCTGTGTACAGGCTCTGAGACACGTCATAAATTCTATAATCATAATACGAATCCAAAAAAAGCTCTTGATTACTCGTAAATATCCCTGTTTCCAGGAAAAAACTAATTATTAACCATTCCATTTTTCACCCCCATCCTTTCTACAAATGCATTGAACGTCACTTCTGGAACCATCCAATTAACCCATTTTTTTGTCTTAACATCGTAGTATAATCTTTCAGCCCCGGTCATTGCGTTTTTACGAGCGAATGTATTTGATACATCCTCTCCTTGAAATGAGGCCCATGATATATTCCCTGTGTTATAGTAACCGATCTTCCATCCGGCTATTTCATTAACCACATCACTATCAAAATATATCCTATGTTTATCTCCCTTTTTCCATTCTGTCCCGCCTAATTTAATTACCCATTCCATTTCGTCCCCCTTAATATCAATTATATACTCTATATTTTATTTGTCAACTATTTTTATTCTTTTTATATCTTTTTATTGACTTATTTTTATTTTTGGTATAGAATCAAAGTATGAAACTATTAAACGATTTCGATAAATGGCTTATGGATAGGCCAAAATGGGAGACAACCTCTCATCATGGATCTAGTGTAGGTAATTGCTCTAGGCAGCTCTACTATAGGTGGATTGATGAGCCTATAACCAACCCCGATACCCCGGGAGGGATATTAAAACAGCGATACGGATATCTGACCGAACATCTGTTCGAGGAATTCCTCGAATTTTATTGCGAGGAAACTGGGTATAGGCTACAATCTCAGATTAAGAAAAAAGTCTCTTATCCTGGGCTTAAATATCCTATCTCGTGTACAGCGGATTACATTATCACTACCCCCGACGGAGACGTAGGAGTGGAATTAAAATCTATGTTCGGACGGGGGATTGTTAATATCCAGAAAACAGGTAAGCCTAAGATAGATTATCTCAAACAGATTTTTATTTATTCAGAGATTTTCCAGATTACAAAATGGTTACATCCTTATATAGGCCGAGATTCTGGATATCGTACAGAGTTTGAGGTGTTACGAGTTCCCGAGGGGTTACAGGTCGGCAATGATCTATACCGTTTTAGTTTTGATGATGTCGTATCAAAATTGAAACGCATTGAAAAAGCTGTCGAGACTAAAAATATCCCTAACCGGGAGAAAAAACAGCTTATCCATGGTGGGGGATTTCACGCTTTAAGGCAACGAAATAAAATTCAGTATAAATCCGATTGGGAATGTGGGTATTGTAGTTGGCGGGATACCTGCTGGCAAGAATATCTATCTAAATCCGGGTTATGGTATGGAGAGGAAAAGGTGAGTGACAAATGACAAAGACCTATAAATCCCTCACACCCGAGAATATAGGCCCTGTGTGCGAAGAGATGGTTGATATTGTCTCGAAGGCAGACAAGCCATTTAAGATCGTCCTGTCGAACGATATCAGGCATTCAGGAGAGCTTTTGAAACGGTTTCACGCCCATCTTACACATCTGTGGAAATGGGCTGTGCATAACATTGATGAGCTATCAGGGTATACTCGGGATGAGTTCAAAATAAGGATTTTATTCTATGCCTGTTCGATCCCGGACGACTCTCTATTAGAGGGATACGCCCCGTGGCCTACCCGAGAGCAACGAATCAGGACAATTGACGGGTCGTTTGACATTGGGTTAATCCCGTCCCCTTCAACCTCGTCACCTAAAATATCTAATAATCAATTGTTGACGGCTTATTGGGCATTAACATTAGTTGCGGGAAAATACAACGTCGAATTACCGGAGGTAGAGGATGATCTATAAACCCGCTAAAACGTGGATACAATGCAAACGATTATCATTTAAACATTGGGGGGGAGAATGTCTATATAGTCGTAAATATATATACATAGTTAAACCTCATTGGAGCGGATTGTTATCCAAAATCGACCCCGCTCACGTGTTCGGGAGAGGCTCAAGTCCTCACATGGCATTTATCCCGGCTAATGTGATCCCTTTGTGTAGGTATATACACTCTCTAATAGATCAAAATATTGACCCTCAGACCGGTAAACCTATGACAGAGGGGCAGCGGGAGGAAATACTGAGGTCTCTTGTCGGAGATGAGGTATATAACAGGTTAGAAGAGATTAAGAGGAGTTTTTACAATGGGTGAAATGGGAGAAGTTTTTAAGGCCCTACAGAAAAACAGACAAAAACGGCACAATAAAAGAGTAAAAAGCAGTGAAAAAGGGAATGAATTTTACATTCAAAGAAACTGTTTGCCTTTTTCGAGAGGAAAATAAGCCGAATGTCGATTTCTATCCCCATACCGGACGGTGGAAATACGACGGGAAAATTTACAGAGGTGGCGCAAAGAAATTTATAAATTGGTATAACAATCAAAATAGTTGGGTGTAAGGAGGAAAATGATGGGTAATTATGCATTAGAGACATTAAAAATAGAGAAATACAGATTGATAAAAATAATCCGTGATATTCTATCTTATTCAGCAATTTCTAATCATCGACTGATGTCAGATGATATTGACAATTTTATCAATCATCTCGATGTGATTGAAAGTGCTATTAAATTGTTTGAAGGAGAAAATGATGACAATTAAAGAGATAAAAAATAGAATGAAAGAGTATCGAGATCCGCATCGAGATGGATTGTTTGGATATGGAATTATTGATGAGGCAAAAACTAAAATTGAATTATACGGAATAATTACACAACACAGATCCTATCTATACGACGCCTATATTGAGTCAGAAACTAATCTATCTATATTCCAGGAATCAATATTTCCAGAAGGAGAACCAAATGAATAATCCAGGAATGTTTTTATACGCCTTATTTTTAGGGCTGACAATCGGCGGGTTTGTAGGGTTTTGGATTGCAACGGCTTTTGAAAATAGGAAGAAAATTAGGGGGCTAACAGCTAAACCAACAGGGAATATTTATGTTGATGCCAATTTGCCAAAATTTTCATACGTTGAGGATGAAAAAGGAGTCCGTGTTTTCCCTAAAAACAAAGATAAGAGGCTAAACGGCAAGCCGAAAATTGCGAAAAACAATCTATATGTCAAGGCAAAAGGTTTACATAAAATGAAAAATATTGATCCTAAAATAACTGACCTTGTAAATGATAATTTTGAGGAGTTATTATGATTTTTGAAAAGATAAAAAACAGGATCAAAAATATAACCAAACATATAGCCATGAAAGACGGGTGGTACAGAGAGCCTGTTTCTCCCAACAATAAAGCAATTAAAGCATTATTTAGCTGGCAAAAAAACAGAGTCCCTCTGAATAGTATTGCTCGAAAAGATTTTATCATCCCTATAGAAAACGATGAATGGTTGAAAGGCAAGCCTAAATTATCCAAAAACAATGTATTTGTGAAATCTATTACGCCTAAAACGGTTTATGATATTGAGATTGAGGAGGATTAAAAAATGGTTAAAGTTACAGAAAAAGAATTCTATAAGCGTATTTATGATGGGGCAAAAAACGTGCATCCACACATACAGGGCAACTTCCCTTATACAGCTGTATGGAAATATAGATATGGAAATATTTTTGGGAAAAGCGTAGATATAGATGAGGGTGGCGTGGTCAGCACCGAATATTATCTCGAAGAAACAGAAGTTTAGAGAGTTATGAATATAGGAGTTAAAATAATTCCTTGGCATAGTTATTGCATATAATATATAGGGGGTAACTCATGCCACGCAAATATGACCGGGAGAAAAGAAAAGAACGATATTTAAAAAACAAAGAGAGAGCTAAGCAAGCCGCTAAAGAGTGGTACGCAAAAAATAAAGAGAAAAAAATACAAAAAATGAGCGAATATTATAAAAATGTACAAAAATATAACTATGATCCTGTCAAAAGAAGGGACAGATATTTGCGGTCTAAGGAAGTGTGTCAAGATGAGCCAACGTATACAGAAACCACTGAAAAAGGGTAGCAAGATGACACACTGTATACAGTTTTACTAAAATTGTTGTATCATCTTGACGCACTATATACATTTCTATTTTACCTATTTATAAGTGGTTTTGTCTATATCAGCTAATATCAGCCAATAGACCTTGTGTCATCTTGGCACGGTTTGTGCTTATATATAGTATAGGGTAATAAAAACCCTGAAGTCTTAAGGAGGACGAAATGAAAAGATTTAACGAAAACAACACCAACGGTTACAGCGACAAAGAATTGGAAAAATTGAATGAGATGGCTGACGAGATGATCACTGATAACATGAGTGATGATGAAGTCAAAAACATCGAAGAAAAAATCTTAAATAGTATTTAATTTATCCATGGCCCCTTAACCGGGGCCTATTTTAAGGAGGAATAGAAAATGAACTTATTAAAAGATTACGAAATATTTTGCGCCAACATGATCACCCCTGATATGGGGGAAGAGTGGTCAAAAAAAGTAAAAAAATGGTTATACGATGTTTGTAATAGATTGTCTAATTTTGAGGTTGCTATAAAATCAGCGATTACAAACAGTTTTTCAGATGAATGTTTCTGTAATTGTAAATTTTGTAAAATATATACCTCCTGGGCTGATAACTGGTTGACTGGAAAAGATAGAACAGAGGAATCAGCAAAAAATGTATTAAACTTTAAATGGTTTAATACTGAAAAATATAGTAATATTGTTCATGCTACTGTGGCATTTGCCGCCATTTATGGGTATTTGCCATATAAAAAAGGGATAGAGCGGTGGATGTTTCTATCCAATATCCCAGAACTTAATGAAGACGGAATAAAACTTTATTTGTGGCAAGTGGAACTTTTTGTATTAGACACATTCAATTGGGGGGAAGAATATTTATGTTAGATTTGACAAATTATTAAAAGTATGCGAAAATTACATTGCTTAGGTGTAACTTACACGCCCATTACTGCCTTCTGGTGATAATGGGTTTTTTATTGCTTTTTATATATTAATGTAGTATATTATTAATACAAAGATTTGATTCATTTTGTTTTTGATTTAACCCTGCGGCTGTTTCCTGCGGGGTTTTTTATTTTATCAGATTAATTATCAATCCTGCGATGCCAATAATCCCTGTCAACGAAATAGCGGTTATTGTGATTTTATTCTGAGTTTTAAATCTACCTTGGCCTTCTTCTCTTTCATGCTGTTCTAAATGCTGTTCTAAGAGCATATTGTTTTTGAACATCGTTTCTTTGACCTCAACTGTTAGGTTTTGGGTATTTTCTAGCAGACTTATCCGTCTATCCATTGTGTCCACCATCTCTTTGATATGCTCTATTTTTTGTGTGTTAGTTTGTTTTTCCATCCCCCACCTCACGCACGATTTTATGTAGATGATTCTGAATATCTTTTATAAATTTGGTCAGGTCTTTTTGTGATTTTTCTATATTTTGTAACTGGGATTCTTTTTCTTTTAATTCTTTTTCTTTTTGATTGAGCTTATCCTGTTTTTTATTTTGATCAAATAGGTAGGTATTGTAATAAACCAATACAGCCATACCCATAAATAGTACGAATTGTACAGGGGAATAAAATGATTGACCTTGAGTTTGGATAATCGCTGTTACCAACCATAACGAGATAACCGTGACAAAACTCACCACAATTTTAGGGATCCTTTTTGTATTAAAATACCCATAAACCCGAATAAGGTTAAACCCTATGATCCCTATCAGGACAATAAATGCATTGTCATATTGACTGATCATTGAGAGCACCCCGGCCCCGAGAGTTAAAACGATTTGGATTATACTCCCTAATCGTGAGGGGAGGATTATAGTTAACAACAGCACCCCGCCTAACACCCACGTCAACCAGACGTTGATACTACAAAAATGACTAATTCCTTTTTCCACCAATGGGGCAATCGGGGCAACCAAACAAAATAGCCCCGTTATCAATCCGTAGTTTCGTTTGAACTCTATCACCACCACCATCCTGCTCTTGCATCCTCAATCGGGAGGATAGTGTCAATTTTATCATTGATTGTTTGGTGCTTAATTACATCATTATACAGCTCGTCCATATCACAAATTGAGGCATGATCCGCAAAAGGATTGTATTTTCCTTTGCCGCTGTCATCATCTAAATCCCGTTTGAAATCCGCCAATTGTAAATACATCAATCTATATCGTGCGGCGTTAATTATGTGATAATCCCCTGTCGGATCACATGGACATATATAATCAATTCTTTGCCATAATTTATTTAGAGTATCTTTGGGCCGACAATTATATACGTGTAATTTTCTTCCGTGCATCGACCCGGCAACAAAAATAAGCAATCTAGTTGCCGCCTTTCTTTCTACATCGTCCGCTTCTGCAAGATATGGAGTTGATGCCACTAGTCTAGCCGCCTTGTTTTTAAGTAGTTTATTTTTTTCTGCTTTTGTTAAATTCATTGTTTTTGCAATATTTTCCACTAATATTTCATATTGTGTTTCCATTTTTATCTCCTTGATAATCCCCAGGCAAAAGAGCCTAATGCAGCCACTCTCCATATCCAGAGTTCTATCTCTTTATTTATTTTTTCCTGATTTTCTTTTTCCAAGAATACCTCGAATGATTTGGAGACCCTTTCGAACCTCTGTTCTTGCGTCTCCTGCAAGCTCTTCGCTTCGCTCAATTCTCTTTTCGCTTCCGCTAATTCGTTCTCTAATTCGATTATTTTGGTCTCGGCTGCTATTAATATTGTCTCTAATTGTTTTAATTCTTCTATTTCTATCTCGATTGTTTGCGCTTGGAGACTTCCTAAACAACTCGCCAATAATAGGAATATTAAAATTTTCACCTAAAAACCTCCCTAAATACCGCCCTAAAAAATATAAAACCCCGGCCCCAGCAGCCCCAAGGATAATTAAGATTAGTTCACTTTTCATTTTTCTTACTCCAGGAAATTGAAGGGGCAATTTTTTCCAAACTTCTCAAACCAATTGCTGCAAAAAACGCCATTAACCACAACCCCTCTGACAACATCCCCAAAACTAATAATGTTGTAGGGATTCCTACCCCAAAAATAACTTTCACAGAAATCAGTTTCTTAATAAAGTTCTTAATTCTCTCTTTAAATGTTTCTTTCATTTTTCTACCTCATGTCTAATTTTTCTCTACCTCTCCATTTATCAAGAGATAGTTTAACAGATTTTTTGAATTCCTCAAATAACTCAGGATGATCTACGTACCATTTAGGGCAGATTTTACCCGTGACATCATAGTGCCTAATAATCTGAGTCATCGGATCAAGTTTATATCTGTCACAAATATTAACCGATAGGTCGATTAAATGATTATACGTTTTTATCTCAGGTTTTCCCGTTGAATCTGGATGATGCATTTCCACAGATATCACCCAATCGTTTGGATATTTTGATCCGAACAATTGTTTTTTAAACTCAGTGTATTTATAGGCCCCACAATTATACGTCCTATATTCCTCTCGGATATATTGCATTGATCCGGTAGGATCTGTCCCGTAGTGAGTCCCGGCATACCTGTCTAACCTATCATCATTAGGATTTTGTAGTTGCAGATTTCTAAAATACCTAAATGTATGATTATTATCTGTTCCAGGGTTCCCAGTGTTATGTACCGCCAACGCCATTACCCCTCTTAACGGTGTCCCAGGGTTGGAAAAGAGATTTATAGGGAGATGGTTTTTTATGAGCTTCATATGATCAATCCAAGATCATCTAATCTTTTTTCATATTTTTCTACAACCAGATCAAAAATTGCATCAACCTCACTTTTTGCTGTACCTGACAAAACAACTGCCTCTATTTCTAATCTCCTATCATGTACCCATTTTTTAACATTTACTCTTTTTGTCATTGCAGAATTATAATTAACCTGGTTATATGTCTGGCCAAGCTCTTTTTTATCCCGGTAAAAATCAATCTCATACTCGTATAGACGTATTACCTGTAATGCCATTTCCTGTATTTTTTTTAATTTAAACGTTTTGTAAAAATCAAGAATCTCCTGATTAGTGTAAACCCTCAACATCGATGCGGCATAATCCCAATAGAGTTCCTCTTCAGGTCTTCCATTAACCCCAGGATCTTGATTAGTCGGTGTTAATTTAACATTGACCCAATCAGGATATGGTTGTGGCTCAGGTATTGACCGACTCATTATTTGTCGTTTATTATCCGTTGATATGTTATCATACTGTATCCATGACATATGCTCTCCTCCTATAAAATATTTACTCTGATATTAAAATACCAATCATCTGTATCTATATTATTGGCGACACCGCTATCATTACAAGTCGTCCCGGCTGCATTTGATCCGGTTTGCCCTTTTGCGGTGTTTGCATCGATTTGGAAAACAACGATTCCGTTTCCTCCTGGAGTAACTGTTCCTTGAGATAATGTTTTTGCGTTGTTCTCACTTCCGTCACTCGATATTCTGAATTCAAATCTAATATTTTTTATATTAGTACTCCAATTATACAAAATATCAGTATCCAGATTTTTTGTACTAGTTGAGACAACCGCTGTTGCCCCGGAGGTGTTACCAGTAATGGACTCAGCGGATACACCATTTCCCACGCCTGTGGCACTAACACATGTTAATACACTTGTCGTGTCATCAATAACTATCCCGGTAACTCCACTTGCAAGAGTTATAATTTCCCCTGTTGTAAATGATCCTGTCAACGTTCCATATGCTATTTGTAAAAAGCCTAAATGTTTGTTCCCCCAGACACTCCAGTTTCTCCAACCGGATAAAAAATAAGGTTTAAACGAGTTAATGATAAACCAATCCGTTCCATTAGACATTATCTCGACAATATCCCCTTTGGTAAATAAAAATACATAACCTAACTCTGCCCCGGATGAAGCAACAACCTTTTCCGATCCATCTGGAGTTATCCTTATACATCCTACCCCTGAATCCTCTTTTCTGATTTTAAATACCTGATCCTCGGCGTCGGCTGCTGCCGGGAGGTTAACAATATTTAGGCTTCCCCCGGTCGTGATTTTGTACAGACTATAATTATCTGCCTCATCTATCGTGTAAGGGGTTGCTGAACCGGCTAATTTGTTAGAGTGTCGTTTTAAATATTCCACATCCGGGTAAGAGTTGTCATCAGCGATATATTTCCCAGAAAAATACAAATTACCTGTTTGATACGTTGCGTTTGTTACCTGTATGGTTTTATATACTGTTTTCCCAGGCCCTATTGCAGCGTTAACCGCTGTCTCAAGTTCTGCGTTTTGGCTGCCTAAAACATAATCTCCACCAGGGGGAGGAGTTAGCAACGTTCCACCGCCTCCGCTCGCTGTTCTAATTGTTAAATCTAGCCCGCCTAAAAAATAATCATGGTCTATCTGAAATGCACTTGCCCCTACATTTGCGTGTAATTCGTCCGTGAATGTAATCCCCGTCACATCTTTATTTATTTTTGGTATATACATTATATCTCCTTCTCCTCTGTTTTGCTCCAATAATCTCCACCCCAATAGGTTCCCCCCCAATAACTGCCCCTTTGGGTTACAGTTGGTACGATGAATTCTAATACTCGGCCTACAATCGGAGTTGTAAAATCACTCAAATTAAATGTGATTGAAATTATCTCAACTTTTGCATCCTCTAGTATTTGAGTCGTCGGTCTCCATATAGGCACAGTTATAAAATCCCCGATTTTCCTTAATAGAGGTTGTAGCTTATATTTTGTTGTAACTAATTTCCTCGGTAATCCTGAGATCTCTATGACCGTGTTAGAAAATGCCTGGGCGTCGGCCTGAGTTGTTAGAAATGTGGGAAATGTTTCTGTGACACTCGTTTTATTAACTGCGAATAACTCTTCCTCTTGAGAGTCATCAACTAATTTTCCAAAGAATTCATTTTCGTTCCAATCTCTATCATAGTTTATAATCGGAGTCGTGATGATCTCATCTGTGTCATAGTCAATGCTCGGGATCTCCATTAACTCGAACCTGGTAAAAGTCTGTAATGATGGAAAACTTGAGTCATACTTTTTAGCCGTCAATCTCCCATCTCCTTGAAAGTAGATATCTGTTTGGATCGATGCCGAAATATCTTCAATCGCTTTGTCTACTTTTTGGTACTCTTCAACCGAGTATCCTACATCACTCACTAGATTAGTCGCTACAGTCCATTCTCCAACATTATAAATATCATTAGAGAATTTATAGGTTGTATAATTAACCAAAATATCCTTAATTACATCAAGGCCGTTTTCGATTAGATTTCCTGAAATATCCTCATATCCATGGATATCAAGTGTTACATCGTCCCCTGGGGAATAGTCTCCTGAAGCCGAAGTGATTACAAATGTCCCCGCAGTTAGATCTATGCTTGCAGGGGTTTTTAAAATTCCCTCAACATATACCTTCCCGCTATTGTCTACAGATTGGATATCATGGTATGTAGTATCCGCAAATGTAAAATTATAATTCGTAGGGGTCGGCGTCTCTTCCTCATTTGTACACACTGCTTTAATATTCCGCAATACCCCATAGGTCAGCGGGATTGGGGTATTGATATTTTTCTCTTTTATATTAGGGTATGTTGTTATATCAAACTTTTCCAAAGGGATTCTGTTAGATAATTGTTTTCTCTTGTCCCTTGTCTGGACAGTCATTGTTTCCCCTGCCGAAAATCTAATATTCTCCATGTATCCTTGGTATATTTGGGTAAAATCAGAAAAATCACTTGGGTCTTCTGCTATATAACACCTTACGTCATTTCCGTACCAATCATTATCTTCTGCAAACCTATCCAGTGATCCGTCTGCGTTTCCAATTTGTATATTAACCCCTGGAAAGGATATTCGTCCAAAATATAACGGATCTTTTGATTGAGTTATTGACGGTGGACTTAATATCCTTGGTTCATAAGCAACTCCATTATAATTAACCGAAAAATTAGAGTATCCAAATACCGCACCTATAAGGGTTTGATGCGTTCCTGGGTCGTTTGAATCAGGATAATGGATAAATACATTTCTTGCCACCGAATCATAATAAAAACTCCCTGGAGCTGCCTGGACTGTTGCAAGCGAGGAAAGCCTATTAAGATTTATGGAATCTGATTTTACCGATCCTACGCTCACAATCCCTAACGCTTCATATCCTGTCAATAGGAATGCTTCAGGCACAGGGTAAACGCCATCTAAATTGACCTTCCACACAAATGCTGATTCATTTATGAACAAGTCTACTATCTTTCCGATGTCTAATTCTATTAGTATTTCTTTTTTACTCATTAGCCTACTTTCTCAATTATCATAGATGCGGGCATATTAATGCTAATTGCTGATCCGTCACCACTGACATAACTGCCCCCACTGCCTATAATTCTTAATTCTATATCTGAAATAGTTGTCAGATTAATAATAGTTGATCCTTTTACAGTCCCATTAAGATGATCTGTTGTACCACTATCAAACAAACCAACATATTCTAACACAGTAGCCCCGGTGGAATCATAAATCTGTCCAGAGTGAGCATTTTGAACACCTCCCGCATCTGTAATTTTAATGTATGACGTTATCCTATACACTCCTGGCTTTAATCTCGCAGCCCCTGACACCAATGATGCACCAGCAATATTATTATATACAACTGTGTCTAAGGGGATTTTAGCCCCGCCCCCTGTGGTTGGGATTTGAGTATTTGAAATATATTTTAGATAAAATATTGGTGCTACAGATGAATTTTGATCATCTGTTGAAAACACTTTATCACCGTTTAGAGTGTATACATACTTATTTGCATATGTACCCGCATCAACTTTATATAATCCGGCAATCGCACGGGTCAATCCGTTATACCATCCCTGTTTTGATGTGTCCCATGTCGGAGCTGTTGCAGAGTATGCTGCCGTGGCTGTACCTAATCCTCCGTCGGTTACATAGATATAAGCATCCGTACCGTTAGAAATCCCTGCCCATCCGGTTATACTCTCATCCACTGAGGCCTCAAATAATGCCCCGCCTATTTCAAAAACTGACCCGCTCGCTATTTGGGGGGCAGATGTATTATCAAAATTAGTCAGGCTAACTCCGTTATATCCTTTTTGCCCTGTATTATATCTATCCACATTATCTGATTTTTGTGTTAACGCCATTTATTTACCTCACTGCTTTTTACTCTTTTTTGTTGTATTTTTGTGCTTTTTTAATGTTTTTAGTTTCTGTTCTGCCCTAATATCAGGGATACAGAAATATTTTCTACATAGAGTTTTATCTATGCTCTCTATATCGTTTGTATTGTTGTTATGTGAATGGTTACTCCTTTTCGGTATGATTATATTATGTAAGCTCATAAAGTTTAACCTCGGCAATCCTCATCAATTTGTCTCTCGTAATATTAACGAATATGACACCCTTTTTACCCGGGTAAATTGTTCCTCAAAATTCTCCTGAAATATCACATATGCTGGTTTAATCATTGTGTAATCTAGGTCGAAATTTAAAAAAACAAAAGGCGTGTGTCTTCCTACAGTGTCCCAAACTGTCCGCCATGATTGGATCATTGTATACCCTGACGGGGGGAAATCATATCGGAATAATCTATAGCCTACTCCGATATCTGAATAGGCTTGATTTGCAATACTATTTTGAGTTACATCCGTCCTTACATTGGTAATTGAAAAATTACTCAAACTTGACGGGGTTACTTGTAAATATTCTCCTGCAAAAACTCTGCCTAGTTCTAAATACATTTCTGTGTTTGTCGTGTCTGCGATTGTAATTCTTATATATCGATAACTAGATGATGCAATGAATTTCAGAATTATATCTTGGTCGTACGTTAAAGTCTCATCAACCGAAGGCCCCCCCCATGAATCCGTTGCGTTCATTTGGAATTTCAAAATAACCGACGCAGTATAGTTGTGATTCAAAAGGGAAATTGTGTCAACTGTAAATGTGTTCCCTAATCCTGCATCAAAAACTATATTTTCACTCGTGATTCCTGTTGTCCGCCATACGGTTGTTAACTGAGTGACTTGGACATTAGTACCTTCATAATTTGCTGTCTCTGTTGATGGGGTGACGACTTCCGCAGAATCAATTACGTTATCATAAATTACTCTCATTTTGTTAACCCCTTTGATTCAGAGATTAATATCTGACCGTTCCTGGATGAGTTTGTTATAAAAGCTCTAAACTGCTGGCCGTCAACTTGTAAAACCATTTGCTCCGGGAAGGAAACATTATTCTCAGGTTGGAAAACATTATTAACAGGCCCTGACATCTGGCTTGCAATCGCACGGCCTATTTGTCGCATTACATCCGGCCTTTCTAGAGGTAAAACAGCCTCTGTTCCTGCCTCTCCGATTTGTGCAAAAGTAGGGGAAGTGACAACCCCACCATCCGCCAAGGCTCTTACTAATCCAGCCGCTGTAAATGCCCCTGCTGCGGCTGCTAAATATCCAGCTCCTGCTGCAGGATTAAAAGTCAAGCCAGGTACAAAACTTATTGCCGCATAAGTTGCAGCTAATTGTCCAAGAGAATCTAATACGGTAGCGACCGCCTCTTTCCCTGCTTCCTTAAATGCTAACCAGGCATCCCCACCACTTTCAACAAGAGTTGTTGCAAATACTTGAGACACACTAGCTAGGACAGGTGTTAAAGCTCCGACTTGTTCTTCAAATAATTTTGTTTGAGCCTCTAGAGATTCTTTTGTTTGTTTTTCTCTCTTAGCTGCTGCCTCTGCAAAGGCTTTATCGGCTACATCATTAAGAGTTTGGATATCTTTAGCTTGCTTATCGGTTGCGGCTTTTGTTGCATCTCCCAACTCAGCGTATTGTTTAATCAATCTTTGGATAAGTTTAGATTGAGGGGTTAACCCTAAGTCTATTAAGCTCTGAATAGCTTCCCTAATAGATTCTTGTTTTTCTTTAGCCCCGTCTATTTCATCACCGTATAATTTTATATTTATATTTGTCCTGTCGAACTCTGCATTCAGTTTTGCAAATATTGAGTTAATCTCATCTCGTTGTTTTTTTTCTTCTGCTGTTAATATTATTCCTTTTTTAATTAAATCATTTTGGGCCTTTAATCTTGCTTCTCTTTTTGATGATTGTATCTCACTCTCTTCTTGTCTCGTCGCCTTAAGTATTTGTGTTTGCCGCTCTAATTGCTTCCGCAATATATTTAGCTGTTGCTTTTTCTCATCTGTTATTAATTCTTCTTGTACCAATATTCCAGCAACACGTTGCCTAGTTGTTCCTAATTCTGCGGCTATTCTTTCAACTTCTTCTTCAGTGTTTACAAATTCATTAAATAAATTTAATACATCTTGTGTTAAATCTGATTGTTCTTTTGCGACTTCTTGAATACTTTTTTTATTGTTTTTATTTTGCTCATCTGCTTTCTTTAACAGATCAACTTGCTTTTGTAGCTCATCTGTGACAAGCCCTTGTTGCTCTGCAATTTGGATAACTTGTGTCACAGTAAAGCCTGTTTCATTTGATATCTGTTTAATTTTTGCTATAAATTCATCCGCATTTTTATTTGAATTCTTCAGCTCATCGGTGACCCCTTCAAATACATCATCTATTCTTTGTTTTTCTATTGCTTTTCCTAATGCGATAACTCCTACAGTTAGTGCAGCAACCCCCCCAAGAACTAACACTAAAGGATTGGCGGCCAAAAATAACAAAGCTGTATTTAATGCCCCGATTAACGATATTAAAGGCCCGATTGCGGCGGCAATTCCTGCAATTACTAAAATTGTTCTTTTGCTTTCTTTCGATAATCCAGAAAATCCTTTGACCAAGTTTCTAACGAATGTTATTAGATCTTTCGCTATCGGGATCAATTCTTTTCCTAATCCAACAACCAATTCCTGGAATTCGCTTTGTAGAATCCTTACTTGGTTGGCGAGGCCGTCTTGAGTCCTTGCAAAATCACCTATTGCATTCTTAGATTGTCTTAATGCCAATTCTAGAGTAAGGGCCGCTTTTGTCTGCCTATCAAGCTCCCCGACAATCCCTTTGTCTTCTGCCAATCGTTTAATGTCTGCCTCGGTGATCGCAATCCCCAGAGATTTAATTGACTCTCTTTCTCCAAGTAAAGCCTTGGTCAATGCAGCACTGGCCCCTTCCGCACCTCCTGAAAAGTTGGTAAAAGAGGCTAAATCTACCGCTAACTCATTAACCTGTGTTGATAACTCTAGGGCAGCCTCTCCGGTGAATCCAAATCCTGATAAAAGATCTCCGGTGTCTCCTAGTAATTGTTTTGCTTTTGTCGATGATAGCCCAAAATTATCAGCCAATGACGTGGCGGCCTCTTCTGAGGTTTTTGAAATTGAGGCAAAAACTGTTCCGAACTTAGCTTCTGTTTCCTCTGCGTCACTTGCGGCTTTTGTTAACGCAACGGCTGCCCCTGCAATCGGGAGGGTTACAAATGTTGTCAGAGATTTCCCTATATTTGTGGCCGTTTTTGAGAACTTTCTAAGTTTAGATTCTGACTGATCAATGGATTTGTCAAACTCTGCATTTTGACCGACAATCCTTACAACCATTTCACCCAAAAATGACACTATTCAACCCCGCCGTATTTATTTTTTAACATCTCTTCTTGCTTCTCCCGTTGCTCAGGAGAGTAATACAATTTCCTAAGATCTTCCCATGTCTCATTTCCGTCTTCATCAAGGGATTTATTAAACTTAAACCCTCTCCGTTCCATATCAAAACGATAGCCTAATTTATAATAAAGGCTAAATTGCTTTAAGCTAACTTTTCTTAATATATATTCTTTCGTCCACCCGTAAATTATCATCAATTGACAGATAATAGAATTTATGCTGACATTTGCCTTTCGATCGCCATTATTTTTTTTTTACTCTCTTCTCCTATAATAGGCTCTAAAATTGTCTTGATAAATTCTTCCATGGGTTCGATTGAGCAATTTCTTATAAACCATCTATACCCTAACCATACAGTTGATAACCATTCTCTTGTTGTTGAATATCGTAATTGGTTCTTTGCGATAAACAAACAGGTCTTTATTATTCTTTTACTGTATTCCTTGGCTACTTTTGCGTCTTTCTTGATTGTCTCCATCCCTCCGACACTTTGAACATAATCCACGGCATTTTGATATAATGCTGTCGCCATAAATGATTTTTCAATACTCATGTCTTTTACGTAAAACTCCCTACCCTTTAAAGTATATTTCCGGGTAGGGGTTACTAATGCATCTAAGTTTATTTCTTTCATACTCCGATCCGATCTTCAATCATCCACAATTGATCACCAACGCTTCTTGTAGTGTCAATTTTTGCCACCAAACTAATAGGGGCCTCTAACACTGGGTCAGCGTCATTACTGGATTTCAATGCTAAATTCATACCTCCGTTAAGAGATGTGTTGTACAAGTAAATATATCTAAATTGTTGCGCTCCATCAACAATCTGGACGCTAGTTAACCTATACCATCGTGGGTCGATTATCGAGATCCCGCCAGAACTAAGATTATTAGACTGGACTTTGTCATATCCATAGGAAATCACAAGGCTTTCAGTTGATTTGTAACTAGACCCGGTGTCATCTCTCATAACAACCCCGACATCATCAACGTATTCTAATCTCACATAATCGTCGTCAACAGTTAACGTTGACGTGGTTCCTCCGGTTGATACCTGTGTAATACTTGATATCGTGATCCCAGTTGAGCCTGTTCCTTGATTCTGCAAAGCGATAAATTTATCCGCAGAACTTCCACCTGTTGAATAACTATCTATTGCCGTGGTGCTTCCTGTAGATATTTGACTCAGTGTGTCAATATTTCCCCTCATTTTATACAAAGTCGGTAAGTAAAATTCCAAAGAATTAAACGTGACCTCTACTGTTTGGGAACTTACATTATTAGCTATATCCTCACCATTGTCCGCTTGAATAGCTGCGGTTTCAATTACTTCATTAACTGTTACACCTCTGGCTAATCCTACATCCGTATAAGTTGATCCGTTATCAAGGCTGACCTCGATTTTAGCTGATCCATACCATATCGAATCAGGATTTTGCGCCGATGTTTGATAAGTAGGCATTTTGCCCTCCTAATTTACATATAAAATAAATACGTCCACCGGGGCGTTATACTCATCAACAGATTCAGAAATAAGTCTTGAACTATCAAAGACCGACTTTTGAAGGTCAAAACCGTTAAACGTCCCCTGCTTATTTGAGAAAACCCCGTGAACCTCTCTTGCTAGATCCACGGCTACATTAGGAGTATCCGCCCGGCACGATATTTGGAATCTCGGCCGTCTTGCAACTCCATCCGCAATTAGTGGATCATCCACCATAAAATAGTTAATAGTTGGATTTCTTTCTGTTTCAGGGATAAGCCCGTGATAGATCCGACCTTCTACCACATCATTTACCGCTGTGCTATTATTTAACATCCAACCTATTAATTGATAATCTTTCATCTCAAATAATTCCCAAATTCTATTCTTCCGTTGACATTCCACAAGGTCAAAACTTTTCCTTGAGAAAGATCAAAGGCGGGTCTTACGTGAGGTTGGGCCTTTTGCCTTTTTGTTCCAAATTCTACATATGGCCCATATTTTACATTTGTCCCCACAACTGCCTCATTTGGCTTTTGTGTAGTGGGTATGATGTCCCCGGGCTGAGCGTTAGCAAAATATATATCCGTGTTAATCTTTCCGACACTCCTAGTGACATAACTCCCTGCTAATCTGGATTTATCTCTAGGGCATAAGGCTATTGTTTGGGTCTGGATAATGAGTCCTGATTCAAAAGGAGATTTATTTACGATTTTCCGACCTCTGACTTTTACTTGTGGCCCATCCCATTTTATATTTGTCTTTACTTCTGCCATTATTCTATCAGCTCCAAGTTAATTACCATTATTTCATTGTTCCCTAACACATCATCAGGACGACCCATTTTATATTCAACCCCTCCGACCTTAACGATATCATCTGCTTCAAACCTTGCATCAGGTTTACACGCTAACTTATGGGTTGATTTATCGTGTACCCGGTCAGCAAACAATTGCTCACGTGCAGAGGCTTGCCACAATGCACACCTAAATGTTGACCTTAATGTTTCAGTGTATGAACCCCCACCCATTCCATCAGGTACCCAGGCCCTTTGATATACGCTTGCTTCAAAATTAAGATCAAAATTATCTATCCATTCCATTATAAATCTTTAGATAGGGGCCTATACAAACCGCCTATGTATCCTTCACGAATCTTTTTTTCATCCCGGTAATCATTTATTTCGGTACTTCTGTCCCCAGTGCTTCCAGTCGTCGATATAAAAATCGCTCTCAAGTCTTTCCACCGTCTCTGTTTCTTGCTTGCCATTTATTTCCTCCGTTAGGGGTTTTGCCCCATTGGTTTTTAATTCTTTTAATCTTTTTGCATATCTGTTTGTCATACCATCTCTTTACCTTGCAAGGCTACCCTAAAACTAGACAATGTGGTTAAATTATCTCTGACAATGGCCTCTATTGTATTAGTCCCATCCACAACAATTTCCACGTTATTCTTATCCAGGCCACCAAATGTACGCCTTACGGTTGTCCCAAAAAGGCCGCCTCCGGCTTTATCCGTATATACAACATCATAAGCTCTTATGGAAAAATCTCCATTGTTTTTAGCATTAAATAAATTCCCGTAAATTGTCCCGAGACCTGGTATAACCTGGCATTGCCTGAAAAATACTCCGTTCGTTATTGCCGCTATCCCGCCAAACTTTGAATCATCTGCCGCCGCTGCATGTACCATTTTTACAATCGTTCGGATTATTCGAAATGGTTTTGTCCCAAGCGGTGCTATTGTAAAAAATCTTGGTGTCACAGATCCATTAACGTTCATGTCAACATTTACTCGGTTTACTGTAGCATTGACCGAAAAAGGGAAACCTATAGGCATTGCAATGCCTATGTCATTAGCAACAACACTGATTACTTCTGCTTGTTCTCGGGCAGGGCCTTCCCAGAATTCTAGCCAATTCCCCACAACTACATTGTGACCAGCCGCAAGAGCCACCGTTTCATCTCCAACCAGCATTTGACTTGCTATTGTTACGGAGTTTAATTTTTCACTCCACAAAACATCTACGATCACATCAGTTGAGTTACTAACTACCGTTTTTATTCCCCCAACTACTGAGTCATAGCTATTGTAAAGTATATTTGTAACTGCTTGTACTTCAGGCATTCAACTAACCCTCGTTATTTTGTATTTTTTCAAACCATTCATTATTGACTCAGAATATCCACCGCTCGAAATTGAATGATATGTAATTGCCGATGGACCTAGGGATTTTGATTTTACATCCTTTGTTTTTCCTCTGGAAATATTTTCCCATATAATTTGACTTGTTAATAATTTAATCCCATCCGGCCAATTTACTCTTGATATCCTTATACAATTCCTGCCATATTCATCTGTTGACGATTCATCCAATAATGTATTGCTTGATATCAATGTTAACGTCCCGGCAGATAATGTATCTATGGTATATATTCCCTTATTTCTATAAGTTCCTTGGATTGCAATGTCCATTGTACTTTCAAATCCTTGAAGAATAAACTGTTCATCAGGGTCATCAATCGTCGGAGGCGACGTATTATTGAATTCAAATCTACAAGATTCATAAGAGGTGTTTTTATCTTCAAAACAATTATTCAAATATTCTACAACGTCATCTTGTACAAATGGGATTAGATAACTTATATCGGTATCGTAGTCATTATACCCATAATCAATATAGACCGTTGATCCGTCACTTATATTCCCAGTGGAGATTCTATTCAATATAGTGTATCCGGCAAAATCTTGTGTTGAATTATAATCTAATGTTGTGTATTCGGTAGCTGTTGAAGTCTCCCCACCAGCAACGGAATATAATTGATTAACGTTTTTGTTTGCTAACCGCTGAGTTCTTACGCCGATTAATTCAATAGATTCATTTGTAATAAATGTATCTGATAATCTCAGGAGACTCTTTACTTCTGATAATGTAACAATCATTTTTGCCTCTTAAAAAATCTATTCTTTCCAGGTCTATATCTGTCATGTTGTCCTATATGCTAACACTTGCCCTGTCACCATTTGTATCGTCTCAATCTCTCCGGTAATATTAGTTCCTGCTGAGTATGTTGTCCCGCTTGAAATATCACTTGAATTGTCTATTCCTGTAGCACTAATTGAATCCACAACGCAATCTGTCAGACAATTTAATCTCCAAAAAGGCCCCGACGTCACTGAGGTATCATTGATAAACACAGTGCCATATTTACCATTCTGTTCTTTTTGGCATTGATTGATTAACTCAATATTTTTGCTTGTGCCAAATACTTCCGCCATATCTTCACCTCTTTGTTTTCGACCCTTTCTTCCTGTTTGTGCTACGCTTAACAACACGAAGGTTTTTCTTACCGTTCCCCCCACCTTTCGATAATGGTGTTTTATGATCAACTTCCATTCCATCACCTACATCACAACCCATTTTAGTTCTTGCGGCATTGCGTTTAGCCCGATTTATTTTCTGTTGTTTTGTCCCATGATATTCTTTGTATTCTTTTTTATAGTCTCTTTTCTTTTTCATTACCCCCACCTTTGGATCTCCCATTCCATTTCTTTTACCGCTCCTTCGTTTTGAGCAATATCTTTTTTTAGGGTCTCCATTTTTGTTTTCAGTTGTGTTACTCCTGCTTCAATCCCTGCTTTTCTTTTTTTCAATTGTGCTATCATAGATGATTCTTGCTCGTACCCGTACAAATAGGCTGTTCTGCATATAGTTGATTCAGGAGGATATGTTATAATAACCCCTTTCCCGTTAGCTACTCCAGACCAATATTCACATGACTGTCTTTGGTCTCCGTATTCATCCGTCGCTGCCATATGAACACCATAGGATATAATTTCTTCATACCCTAAATAAATTGCCAATGCAATCATATAACTTATAGTTGATGTAAAATATTTTACCCCGGTATATGTAGAAAACTTCTTTTGAATTTCTTTAATCGGATACGTCATTGAGTTTGGAATGCTCGGGACTTTTTTTTGCATCAATACAGGTACACCATAATCAACCATTTCTTTTTCTCGTTTCATCCAAACTTCCATAGAGTGGAATTCAAACAATACGTCAATTCGATTTCCTTTTGCTTGAGGATATCCAATCGTCGGCGCACAAGCCCAATAATCATATTCCGCTACATTCCAAGGCACATCATTTATTGAATGTGCTGTGCCTAAAATCACAACTGTTTTGTTTTTCTTTATTTGATTCATTACCTCTCCAAAAAGGGGGCATAAAGCCCCCGTTAATTAAGGCAGCAATAACGCTGCAACTCTTCCTTTTGCCATTGCGGTCGAATAATTCAACTTAATATACTCGTCAGTGTCTTTAAACCTTGCGGTCTCTAAAGGCCCCATTGCAAATATATGGTCAGCTGCTGCGGCTGTACTTGATGTATTGGTTAAGCCTAAGTTCCCTATCCCGGTAGCTGAATAATCTTCATTTCCAGCTGTTGACCCTGCAACAATTGTCACCGTCCCCGCTCCGGTTGATCCGGTCGCACTTGTCGAGCCGGACGATCTGTCAACTAAGAAAATTACCTTAGTTGCGTCAATTCCTGTGGTTGTAATATATGCTCCATTCGCCGTAGAAATAGATGTCCATTTTGTGTCTAGCTTGGTCATTGCGGTTGTGGTGCCTGATTTTTTCAAAGTCACAGGGGTTATTAAATCTCTAGCCATTTTGTCCCTCCTTAAGGTTCTGCGGTCTCATCAGCGGTTAATACTGCCAATGTATTAGGTCTTACAATTTTTGCCCCATACACATACAGCCCTTTGACAGCATCGGAAAAACTATTCTCTGGCCTATACGCTTCCATTTTTAAAAGCTGATCGGCAAAAGTCATTGTCCCGTTGTATCCTGCCATAATTCTTGACTGTTGATTACTTGCTGCGGTTACCACATTGTTACTCATGAAAAATTGGAATCCCATCGCAGCACCAACAAACCCACCCGTAAATGTTGCACTATTATTAGTGTCTAAAGTGATTTTTGCTAGTGTTATCTTAGCATGAAACCAAGGCGGAATTATCATCCATCTTCCTTCTAATGGAACATCTGCCTCAGTCATTTTCTGTGATACAAGACTCAAGTACTCTATAACATTAACCGATGTAATCTCGATCGGGGCAGCAGTCGTCCCCAGCCCGCTTGTGATTCCTGCTTCGGTGTAAAATCCCGCTAAATATTGATCCGCTGTATCTCTTAGTCTGTAAGCTGCTTCTTGCATCCCAGCACCCATAACTTTAGGCTTCATCTGTGCTGCTGTTACGTCATCAACTTTAAAACTAAAATATTTCCGTTGGTCAATTTCTAAAATCTTTTGTGCATCCCCTAATGTTTGGGGAGTTACTGTAGTTACGTCAGGGGTATAATCATTTACTTCAATTATTCCAATTTCATTGATTCTTACTCTGTCACCAAAGTTTACAATTTCCCCTTGGTAATCCCTGTTTGCTAATCCTGCAAAAACCAATGCTTTTCTTAATCTGATTAATAGCTCACCTGACCATATTTCAGGAATAAATCCTTCAAGTGCCATTTTTAGCCTCCGTTTTTATTTGCAAGCTTTATATATTGTGGTCGAACAGCTTCGTATTTATCAGGGTTTTTCTTAAGATATGCTTCTAATTGGCTTATCTCAGTGAACATTAGATCCTCACTTTCTCCGCTTTTCGGCACTCGTGATTCACTCGCTAAGACCTGGTTAACAGCTTTCTTTTTTTCAAGCTCAATCAATGCGGCTAACTGATCAATCCTCATCCTAGTGTCTTCTTCTGATTCTCCAACCAACCTATCTACTAATTCTCCCGTGTTCATCCCTCTTTCGCTGAGATACTTCACAGCAATACTTGTTTGTTCGGCTTTTCTTCTCGCTCGCTCTTGTTCTTCTAATTTTTTTTCTACTTCTCTCAATCTTATTTGCTCTGGTGTTTCCGCTGGATTGCGTTTCAGCATTTCAGCATCAACTTGAGCCTTTACGGCTTGAGCAAATTGATTCTCTTTATATGAATTGATGCCTTGTGATACACGCCGATCAAAAAGAGGCTGAATATATCCTTTACCCTCTTCTGTCTCAAGCCACCCTTCAACTTTATCCTTAGTTACTTTGCTAAGATCGCCGACAAATTGTTGGACTTTTGGATCTTCGTTATTCACTTTAATATATTCAATAACATTGTCAATAAATTCCGAACTTCCTTTTGTCTTTTCTTCTTGTTCTGATTGATCTTTTTTCTCTTCTGCCATTTCTCTCTCCTATGCCCTTTAGAGTTCTTGCCTCCAAAGTGCAAAAAAAAAGAGGCTCCCTTCGTATGAAAGGAACCTCCGTTATTTGGTCGGTTACTATATATATCTTACTCTATATATAATTATTTGTCAATTTTAATGTCTAATTTCCTATCTCTGTTTTTTACGTCCACCGTAATCCTATTTTGGTGACGGATCAATATGACCTCACCAAATTCCATTGCCTCAAGGTAATCATTGATTTTCTGGATAACCTCTTTTGATAAGATCATTTTTTTACGATCCTTTTATCAAAAACAATCCCTTTCCCCCTGGCTTTCTCAATCAGAATCCGGTTGTAATTCGAGCCGTCAGACTTCTTGAAAAACTCATCGGCTGCCACTTCTGCAGTGGATAGTACATCATACCCAAGCGTTTTAATTATCTTATTTTTCTTAAATATCAGTAGCAAATACTTATACTTCCCTAATTTGTCTTCAGGCTTTTTTTCTTCGGCCTTCTTTTCTGATTTCTTTTCCATCGTTAAACTCCTAATTTTTGCCCGTATATATTTTTTTTCAGACCCTTGTCCTTGGCCCAAGTTTTAAAATCCTTAAATTCAAATACTCCCTCTTCCCTTGCCCGTCTTAATTGAGGCGAATAATCCTCTATGATCTGGACTGTAGTTTCTCTATCATTTATGTCCCACTTCGCAACCCCTGTACTTCCTGGGATATGAAATAACCCATCAGGGTATTTGAACTCCCCTCTCTCATTAGATAATTGACTATCCATTTGGGCTGATTGCGCCCTTGTCCTTGTGTCCAGTACCGAGACCAACTTCAAGACTGTGTCAATTCCTAAGCTGAGGGCTTTTCTATATTCAGCATTTTTCCCCAAATTAGCTAGTCTATTTGTTTCAGTTCTTATAATCCTCTCGGCTTCATTCCTGCTTATCCCAAATGCCCCGCGGATATTTTTCATCATCTCTTTAATCGTCAACCCTTGGTTAATTCCAGAGACAATTGTTTGCTTTATCCGTCTTATCCCCTGCTCTTTAAATCTATTCAATGAATCAGCTCTTACAAAATCTTTAATCTCTTTAACACTTAGTACTTCTTTGAGGTCATAAGGAGATCCCCAACTTAACGTCACCCGTGCCTCTTGATCCACCGCCCAAGCATATTGAAAGAACGTTCTGTCATATTGAATATCTGTTAACCGTTTCATTTGGCTTTTCGCCTTCGTGTAATCCGGCCCTATTTGTTTAATGAGTTCTTTTTCCATCGATTGTAGCCGATTATATTTTGTCATTTCAGCGTTAGTTAATTTTCCTTTAACTGAATATTTTTCATACAATTTGACCATTTGCACCCGGACTTTATCCAATGCATTTTTTAAATCCTGTTCAATCAATCCCGTTAATTCTTTAATATCATTTAAAATCCGTTTATTTATTTTATCCTGGTTCTTGTTAAATGACATCTATTCCTCTAGACCAAAATCACTAGGATCTTTCTGTTGATTAATTCTTTCCATCTCTTCATCGACATCTTTCACAAATGTTGCATGTTGTTTTATATTGGTTTCCTTGGAGATTCTCCCATCATACAGTACAAATAGTTCAGCGTTTTCCTTCTCCATTGCCGGAAGATTTCTCTTCATTACAATATCATCTAATACTATTGTCGGCATCCCAGGGATTTTATTCATCAAATCAATACGCTCTTGAATGGCAATCTTGGTAAATGCCTCTTTATCTGACACATTATATTCCATCAAATAAATAAATTTATCAATTGCAATTCCTGAAGCTGCACCGGAGAATTTCAGATCTTCTATATTAGGAATAAAACTTTGCGAGTGGATTTCAGTTTTCAACCACTGACTCATGAACTGAATAAAGTCAGAAGGGATCTCTTTTGTTAGGAATTTAATCGCATCACCATTTTCCATCCCTTCAAATATCCTTCTATCTTTCAGGTTCTTTAAATCTTCTTCATCTATCTTTCCGGTCATCACTAAATAAGCCCAGGCGAATCTATCGAACTCATTCATGCTGTCTGAGCATAAAACATCATATGAATCGATCAGATTCTTCACTACCTGGATATCTGATACTTGCTCTTCATTATTCTTATTCACAACTACCGGAACAACCTTATGGAAATTAACCCGTGTATCGATTATTACCAATTCATCCGATTTATTAATTTCATAAGTTATGATCTCATCATCATAATAAACTTCATATTGGAATTTATTCTCCACAGGGATTAACATTATGAAAGCTCTTAAGATAGGTTCAATGTCCGCTGAGTACACTGGGAATCCATCCGCCGCTTTTACTAATGCGAATTTATATTCCGTATCCCCGAGGACAGGCTTAAGGTAATGAAGCTCATAACTTACCCCGTTGACCACTGAGTAAGATCTTATTGTATTTGTTTTAGATGGCTCGGTATTGTTTTTGAATATCTCTTTTGCCTGGTCTTCCCCTTCTCCCCATGTGTAGGTAATATTCCCAGGCTTATATAAATATCCAGATACTGTTTTAACTAACTTCCTCCCATACGCTACCGGGACTTTCCAATCAGGCGCACCCGAAGACGTGGCCTTGGCATCTTTTTGCCTCCCCAGGATAGGAGGGTTATTTCCTATGTAGTATTGTTCTTGTTCTATATAGCGTTCTCTATAGCCCGTGAAATTTACAATTAGTTCCTTTAGTTTTTCTTCATCTATTCTTGTCTCGAAGTTTAATTTAATCACAATCCTAACCTCCCGGCTGATACCTCACTTACCCTAATGTAAGATTTATTCCATCTCATTTCTGTTGCATATCTGCAAGCGGCTATCGCATCATCATCTATCCGGACATAATCGTCTATCCAGTTTCCATTTCCATCTTTCTTCTTGCTAAACCCTTGTACTTCTTCAATCATTCTAACACAACTTGGATCAATTATCAACTCATGGCTTTTCAAGTAGTCAATTCCATACCCGTATGAGTCCCGGCCTTTCCTTGATGGGATGATATTCCACCCTTTTTGTTTCCAATCTTTTATCCTTGCGGGTTCCGCTGAGTCTGCAATTGTCGTTTTCTTCTTAACTTTATTAAGGGCCTCACCATACTTTCGCTCTACCTCGTTGATGTATTCCGTGTTAGTCTTGTGTCTCCTTGACACCTCTTGGAATATATAGGGCTTTCCGTCCTTCCAGCCTATTCGGATAAATACCGAAGGATGTTCAAATCCAAAGTCCATCCCCTGGTCAATATCATCATACCATTCATCATCCTGAGAACATTTTTTGATTGTGTAGTTGGTGAAAACAACTCCTTCAATCTGACCCCAATCTCCTAATCCATAAATCTGGTAATACAAAGGGTTAACTTCTTTTTTCCCTTCGATTCTTTTTATATCTTCTTCAGTGAGGAATCTATTATCTTTATAAGTTGTTTTAATTTTCGCTATATTATCTATATGTCTGTCAAAAAACCTTTTCTTAATCCAGTGGGTCTCCCGGATTGGGTTGAAGGTCATTGTGATTTGTTTCTTGTATCGTGATGTTCCTCTTAACCTTAATTCTATTTGATCATAATCATTTTCTAATAACCCAGTCGCTTCTTCAAGCCAGATGTGGTTAACAACCCCATTCTGAAAAGTAACTGATTTTAACTTCTCTAATTCCCGTTCGTCTTTAGCCCCCTTGAAAAGCATCTCACTGCCATTCAAGCAGGTTATTTTTTCATCACCCTTAGATCGGTTGATTGTGAATAACTGGTAGAGATTCCACTTGTTTATTATTTGGCAAATTAGGGCAAATGTAGAGTCATGATTCTCAGCCGATGTTTTTCTTATTGCGATAACATTGTACCAAGGATATTTGATCATCCTTTCCACAAATCTTTGAGCAACAAAAACAGATTTTCCTGATCCGGCCCCTCCGTAAAATATCTCTAATGGGTCAAACGCCCCCCTATAAGGGAGGTAGGCCTTATTATAAACCCGGCGTTTAATCTTAACGTGAAACTCAGCCATACACGACTACGCTTTTTATGAATTCTATCTCATTCATATATTTTTCTTAATTCCTCTACTCTAATAATATTTCACCTTTTTTTATTAGATCGGTTAAATAAAATACGCCATCGATCATGAAATAAGCAGATATCATCCCCATTTGTAAATCTTTTCAATTCATCCTCATTGAGACCATAGCCTTTGTACTTCTCTATCTCTTCTTTCCTTTGTCTCGGCTTATCAACCATGTCTAAAGAGTCGTATGTATTAGGGTCTAACAATTCTCTAGTGGCAATGTTTCTTGTAAATGGGTGTATATATCCAAACGCTGTAGGTAAAGCTGACTTTATACATTTTACCTCCATGGCTAATTCAAATGCTGCCGAACTATTTTCCCAGAAGAATATCATCTCAATATCTTCTCTGTTTTGATCTATATAGTTCAATAGTACTTCTGTAGCTGCCGCATTCCCACCGCTTGATGAAAAATATACTATTTTTGGGCTTTCCATGGTTTCTAATTTTTCTATTAATCCTTTTACTGTTTCAAATGTTATGTCATCCTTGAACATTATTGTCATTTCAATTCCCTTTTAATTTTGAGAGGATTTCATCTATTTCTTTTGTATATGTCTTAACTGTCTTCTCTCCCAGCTTCCTTTGAGCTTCACATGTTCTCATGGCATCCTGTACTCTTTCTATCCTGTCTTTCAAATTTCTATATTGCACATACAATTCTTCGTATCCAGGATTATAATTCATCATCCTAATATCCTACCTTTGGGATTTGTATTCTATTACTGTTTCCCACATCCTTTCACTTATTGCTCTTTCTGCTATCCCTTTATATCCATAAAATGCTCTGTCTTCTTTTCCATACCATCGCTTTAGCTTCTCTCTATTTAATTTGCTTTTTTTTGTTCTTAATTTGTTTAGTCTCTTATTCATAAACTCTCCTACAGATCATCATATTCCCTCATCTAATATATTATTCATAGCTTCCCTGAATTTATTAATAATCCTTTTTTCTTCTCTTTTCAAACGAGGCATAGTAAACATTTTTTTCTGTTTGCTTATTGCCATAGCTAATTGTTTTAATTTGCTGTTTACATCTTCCCATTTTGTTAATCTCTTTTGGCATTCTGCACAAAGCTCTGGTTTCTGTGTTTTATAATCTTCCGCCCTTCCCCAATTGTCATAGTATCTTATTATCTCGTCTCTTATATCATACTTGTCTTTTTTCACACTTGCTCCTACAATTCATATTCAATGCCATCTATATCTTTTCCTTCAATAACACATTCTATCCATGTGAATAGATTATCCGCCAATTCTTTATCATTTACTGTAATTGGCTCAATTGGTTGTTCAGTTTGTATCACTATTTCAAATTCTTTATTTTCCCCGGATAAGTCTGTCATCTTCACCCCGGTAATATTATCTACCCTTATTCTTTCTATTCTTCGTTCATCGTCTTTTGTTTGGATAATCACAATGTGTGCTATTTCCCCGGGAATCTTAACCGCATATAATTCTTCATTCTTCTTCATGTTCATCCTCCGAATCTACTACTATGGTATGTTTCATATCTGCAATTACCTGTTGTAAAGGCTTACCCTCAACCCTCTCAACGATATCCCTTATCGCCTTACGATCTCCATTAAAGGCTAGTCTGAATAACGTATCTACTAAAGCATCCACATATGTCAATGTAACCCGCCGACGTTTACCATCTTTGGTACGTTTTACCATACTTATAGTGTCCTCTAACTTCATCATAATACGGTCAGTAATGGTTGAGCCTTTAGGAGGTCTACCCTTTCGGTTTATATTTTCAGGATGCGCTGCAAACCCCGTCTTTTTTTTATCATCCATATTACATCCCTCCTGTATAGTATTTGTTTAACAACTTATATATAGTTTATATAATATATAGTTATTTATCTATATTATTATCACCCACATTACAAAAAGACCTATTCCCCCACCTATTGCGCACATTGTAGCACCTATCAATCTACCCCTAAATTCTTCGGTTTTTACTTTATCCTGGGAGCCTTTTATCTCTGTGTATAAATAATGAGTTATAGTCGCTATTATCCCAATAACAATCAGGCTAAGGAATATTATTAAACTTATATTTAGCATTTGTTCCATTTTGTTTTCTCCTTTATGATAAGAGCCAATATACTATAATTGCCATTGCTAAAGATACTAAGAGTGCAGACCATTCCATCATTCACGCTCCAATCTATCTGTAACCGCCACGTTTATCAAATCCCTATATTCAACATTAAAATATTTTGCGTATGCCTTTATAGCTTTCCCCTTAATGGGGATTCTTTTCCCGTTCTCTATATCTGATATATACATAATGGATATTCCGAGTTTTTTTAATAGCTATTCCATTATGCAGGTCTTCGTTTTGTTGATTTGATATGTTTTTCACAAACATATATTTATTATCGTATTCAAAATAAATGTAGTATTTTCTTTCCATCATTATAAGTTCCACCACCGAAAGAAGTTCCCGGCTGTTTCAATAGCGTATAATATTTCTTCTTTTTGTTTTTTCCTATAACCAGCGTTTGTAATCCAGTTAACTATATACTTTTTGTATTTGGTGACTGCTTCCCTGGCGAACCTTTCTTTTTCATGCTTATTTAATGCCTCATTTTCTTTATCATTTATCTTTATGGCAAATTTTACTTTTTTCTCAATATACTCATCCCAATCTTCCCCAAAATCCAAGCTTCTATAATCTTCTGTTTTCTTTTTACAGCTCCACCCATCTTTTATTGTTGGTAAGGCTAATACACTTATATAGGATATATTCCTTTCTCCGCCAACTGAGTAATTTGACCCGCCGTTTATATATATTTCCTTATCACTTTCCTTTTCATACTTAACACCATTAACGACTATTTCATTTCCCTTTCTTAGCTGTTCAGCTTCATCTTTATTTATTTTTTTTGTGAAATAGAACCCTAATTGTTCTATAAGCATATAACAAGCATTCTCCATTACCACTCCTATTCCGGGTCACTTTTAATAGTTAATTTTTCTTTTATCCAGTTATAAAGTCCCGGCGCTGATTTATCGTCCCCTATCGTCACAAAGCTTCTTTCCGGGTATTGCCTATAACAATTCCAAATCTCAACACCATCAGGATATCTTATAATACAATCTATTTTACTTTTTCTTATCATTTTGTTATATGCGCCGTCATCGATTTCAAAGAAATCACCAATATCTTCTATCCAGTAATCATTATATTCTCCGTAATTATATTTCATTTTTTATCACCTCTTAATCTGACCGCTTTGCACCCGCCTTCACATCTACATTTAGGATTTTTGCAATGGTATTCTTCTCTGCGTTTATCAATTTCTTTAACTTCCATCTTTTTTCCGCAATCAGGACACATCATTTATATTCTCCCAATGTTTCACCAGTATTTTATTATTCATAGCCACCCATATCAAACTAGTTCCAATACTAAATATCCCCCAAATTATAGCAACATCTAATACTAATTCTTTGGTATCAGCTACAAATCTCATCATTGTTATAATAGCAATAATAGGGAGTGGGGAAGTTATCAATAATATGAATATGCTTAATAAGAAAACTACACAAAAATAAAACACCGCTTTAATTCCCATAATTCATTATACCTCATGTATATATTTATTTCAACTCTTCAATTTCAATTTAGCTATTTCTAAATCTTCCGGGTAATTAATATCTTGTCCTTCTTTCCAGTCAATAATTATAGCTTTTTTGTTTCTTACAAATATCGTCCCCCCTTCCATTAGTGGATCAATCCACCCCATAAAAAACTGTCCGGGGTGTGTGTATCTTAGATCTAATGAATTCCCTTGGGGGATTAATCTATCATCAAATATATATCTCTCCCTAGAACAGGGCTGTAACGTCGTAACCATATCTGTTTCACTTAACATTTGATAAGCTCTATCCAAGTCCCCAACAATATCAAATGGACAACAGGCATAAGCGAGTAAATATTTAGCATGGTGGGCGTGTTTTAAGACATCTCTTAATGATTGGTACATTGTTACATCATCCCCACCATCTTTTCTATCGGAAATAGCCACATTGTTTTTTTGGGCTACTTCTTTTGCTTTATCATCATCTGTTGAAATTATAATATCCGCTTTTCCCCATTTTTTAAGATTTTCAATTGTATATTGGATCATCGGCTTCCCAAGAAAATTTATAGTGTTTTTCCCAGGGATTCTTTTTGATCCTTTCCGTGCAAGTATAACCGCAATCGTGTCATTCACTAAAAAACCCCTCTTTGAAAATAGTAAAGTAAAAACTATCCCAATATTTACCTTTATAATATTTACGTCTTGGTAATGTTGTTGATTTCCCGTTATATTTTTTGGTTAATTTATCCCAAAACACCCACGCTGGATTACATAAATAACATTCTCCATAAACTGTTTGTAAATTAAAATAATTAAATGCTTGATCTAAAAACATACTTACCGCTCGACTTCCTAAACCTTTACCGACCCAGTCAGGGCCAATCAATAGACTAATTTCTCCGTTCCCATTTTCCCAATGAATATTCTCAATCCCTCCATACCCTATAAATATAAGTGGACAGGATTTTTCAGTTGTTTCTATTAGCGAGTCATGGACTCCCCAATATCTTGTCTTTGACTCTCTATTGCAGATTACTTTTTCATAATAATCTTGTTGCATCTCTTTTGTCAGAAAAAACGGAGTCCTCAAAGAGAACATATTTTCATGTCTCCACTCTCTTACTTTTTCAATATCTTCTTTACTTAGAGGTTTTAATAACATTTTGTGCCTTCTTATAGGTTGCATAATAATCATTGAACATTTTTACGAATTGAGTATATTCTTCATTTTGTTCTTTTTGTTGTATAAAGGCCATCCCCAAAATTGAGTGTGTTATTAATCCAATAATATCTTGTTGGCCTCTCAAATATTTTTCTTTATTTCTTGGTCTATGTTTTTTGTATTTCTCAGCCCATCCCAAAAATCCCAAAATTGTTTCTTCTATCTTGATCACAACATCCTTATAATCTACATTCATAATATCTCCCTTAATTGTTCCGGTGTTTTCGCCCATGGCCCGGAATCAGCACCTATTGAATCTTCTAATTTAAAATGTGTTTCATATATTCCAGGGGAATATTTCTTATACAATTCAAAATCTTCTGTATGATCTGATATCCCGGAGTATTTGCCTATATCATCTTTTTCATAGTCTTCTGCCCTTGCCGGATATTTTCTGATACATTTAAGATAATAAACATGATAATTAAAATCCATTTCCTCTGGATTTGAAATACTTCTTATAACTTCAACTTTCCTAGGGATCTCACCAATCAAAGATTTTAATTTCGGGATATTTGCTAATTTAACAAACGGGACTTTAAGCCTCATTAAAATATCCAAACTTCTTTTATCAAAAACACTTGCAGTAGTTTCGTATCTTAATGATTTAGCATAATCGTAAGCATATTTATAAACGTCACAATCTAAAGGTATTAATGATGGAAAATACTCAAATAATTGCCATTTTATTACCACATGATTCTTTCGGGTGTCTACAGAATCCAACGAATCAATCATTTTCTTTACAATTTTTTCATCATTACGGCAAGTTTCCCCTGATCCACAATCTAAAATAATCATAAATATCCATCCTCTTTTAATCTTTGCTCTAGATCGTCCATTATTTCATCATTAGAATACATATTTCCTTTAGATTGAAATGAATAATATGCTTGTTCATGGAGCTTCTCATTCTTTCTTAATCCTATGATCTTTGTTTTATACCCAAAAATATTTATCATATCTTTAACTTTATACCCCACCATTTCAGGGACAAATAACCCCAGGTTGTCCAATCCTTCTAAAATTGATTTATAAATTATCTCCCCATTTACGTAAAATCTTGTACACTCTTCATCTGTAATTGGGAATACACCACCTTTAAATTGTTGCAGTTTTTGCAACAAAGCACCCGATGAATTAACGATGTTTCCGTATCTGCAAACACTGAATATCTTTTTATAATGATTTGATCTTAACCAAAAATCCTCACCTAATGCTTTCGATTTGCCATAAATACCTTTTGGCTTAACCGCTTTATCGGTTGATATAAAAACAGCTTTTTTTATATTATTTGCTATACAAGCCATCATCACATTATAAGTCCCTTGTATATTTGTTCTTATGACTTCTGTAGGGTTATACTCGCAAATATCAATATGTTTTAAAGCTGCCGCATGAATAACGACATTCGCTTCTCTCATTGCAAGGTTTAATCTCTCAGTATTATTTATATCCCCCAAAAAATAACGGATTCTTTTATCATCAAATTCTTGTTTCATTTCCCATTGATTTTTCTCATTCCTGGAATACACAATAATTTTCCCAGGGATATCTTTTTTAAGTAATTCTTTAATATAGTTTTTCGCTAAACTTCCAGTACCACCTGTTATAAATATATTCATTTTTCCTCTTTTCACTCTAATATATTCAGCAATTTTTGCCCTATCTCACCTATTACCATATGTTTTGGGTCTATATTGCAGCACGGGCAGACAAGCCATTCATCCAATGTACATAACTTTTCCTCATCCAGCCAATCATGACTACAAGACAGACTCCCTTCACATCCACACTCTTGACATCGACATACAACTTGCCCTCTGTACTCACATCCCGGGCAGAATCCGTTTGTATCGGAGTAATAATATTCAACTGTACAATTTTGATTTAGGCATTTATAATTTTCATTCATAATCTTCTTCTCCAAATTCTTGGCACGACATTTTATTGATACTTTTATGGTGTATTTTTGGAACTTTATACATTTCCAAAATATCCCCACTCGCATATATAGATCCACATTTATTACATTTCCAGTTATACAAAAAATCACCATCATAATGATAATGATTACCACATTCACAATACAAATCTATGCAAAGGGCTGACCCTTTATGTTGCAGAAAAGACATTCTTTTCTTGCCTGTCTGTACTTTCTTATACCATTCTTCATAGTTTTCAGTCATTTCACAAATCATACCCATCAACAATATTATTGACCTTCTGTAGCTCGCTTATAGAGTCATTGATTATATAGGCCATATCATTAAGTGTCTCCTGCGCTTTGTTAAGTGAGGCTACAAATGATTTCAAAATCTTTAGCTCGTTTTTAATTGCCTCATTGTTTTCCAGTAATTCCAGGTCAGCGTTATTAATTGCGATTTTCTCTTCTAAGTAATATTTTAAATCTCTTAAATCATGCGAAATGCAATTATTTAGATCTTTCATTTGTTCCCCCTATGATATGCTAACCCTATCATCCAGGCATCTGCCATGTTATGATCAATGAATTCTCCTCCCAGTTTATCTTTTACTATTTGGCAATATTCGTCATTGGCTTTTTTGCTCTTTTTCTTTTTTAGCTCTCGCATGTATCCCCAATCAATTTCTTTTATTTTTGCTTTCCACGATTTATTGTTTTTTTCTATTACATCCACTTTCCTTATCATCTTAGCTTCAAAATGTCCACATACCCCATGGATCAAACCGATCAGTTTCCCGAAATGAAATGTGACCTTTGGGAACTGGTGAGTAGGTAACTCTACGACAACCACTGTTTTTTGATAGATTATATCCACCAATTCTTTGTACAGCTTCATTACCCCGTGGGGAGTAAAATCATAATCAAGAATTATTTGTTTGTTGAATTGCCAATCATACAGGTAAATCTGTTTCATCCCTAGATCTATTGAGAGCATACTGACCCCTCTATTTCATTGTTGTATTCTATCAACTCATCCAAATCCCAATATCTATAACATTTCCAACATACAAGTGAATGCCGGGCATGTATGAAAAATAATTTTGCACCACATTTACATTCCATATTTTTCCTCTTAAATATCCCCGGGTTATGCTCTCCCAATGCCGGGTCACTGTTAAGATCAAGGCGGCCTCGCTACCGAAACCCTAACCCTTACGGGCCGACCGTCAATGACAATCCTACCTTGATATATAAGGAGGTCAAAAAGGGATATCATCCTTAAATGATTCGGATTTTGTTTCATATAGCTTTTTCACAAGACAAATATCATTAGCCATGACTACAACTCGACTATTCTGTTTCCCGTCCTTTTCCCACCGTTCTTGTTTTAACTCTCCTACAATTCTAACCTTTTGACCCTTTTTTAATGTGCCAAGATTTTCATTTTTTCCTTGCCATTTTTTTATAGTGAAATAACTGACTTCCTCATCCCAATTGTCACCTTTTTTGGTTTTCTTATTTACTGCCACATCAAATTTGACAATTATTGATCCCGTAGGAACTTGTTGTGATTCAGGATCTCTAGTCAGATTTCCCTCTATACTGATATAGTTATTTGTGGTCATTCTCTTTCCCCCAATCTTCTAACACCATCGTTATTCCCTTATTTTGTGGAGCGCATTGCCACCCAAACTCTTTCCCGTATTTATGTAATTTTTCCCACAAACTTTGTCGTATTCTGAAATTAACAGTAATCATTTTTTCTTTCGTTTTCATTGTTTTCCCCATCTATCCAACAGTTTACCATTTTTTTCATTCTATGTCAATGGCAGGGGGGGGACTTGAACCCCCGACTTACAGGTTTGTTATCCTGCTGTTCTACCTTCTGAACTACCCTGCTATTTGCCTGGAATTTCACCAGGCCCGGACTTATCCGTATCAGAAAAACAAACCTTTTTCAGTCACGAATAGCTGCCTTTCTTGCCACTCATAACCTACACCAGATCTCGCTGGTACAAAGTCAGATTGCTCTGACAGACGACCGGCTCTTATTTTGTCCGGACAAAATGGTTAGTAGGGACGGCAGGATTCGAACCTACGTTGTTGGCCCTCACTCTCCAACACCTCTTAGACTTGACCCCATGCGTTACCCCCGTGGAACTTTGCCACAGGCGCATGGTTAGGCGGCTTTGACCACTTGCCCACGTCCCTATAATTACCCGGCCTGGTTATCCGGGCCGGTTGCCTCACAATTTCAATTGATTAAATCAATATCTGGGATAATTGTTTTCGGCTTGAAAATAACTTTATAGTGAAAATTATCAACATTTAATGACTCTATCTGTTCAGCAAAATAAGTGACATTGTCGGATAATCCAAGAAAATGTTTTTTGTAACTATTTACACCATCTTTTACTGTCAGTTCTAATTGCCGACCATCATCCATGATAGAACACCGCCCCTCGATAACTAATATGTATTCACCCGTAATTCCGTTGTAAAAGACGACTCTCCGGTTGACATTAAACATGTCTGCCTCTTTTGATAGGTTAGCTGACACCACGTATGCATCCGAATCACAACTACTAAATATTAACGCACCCATCAAAATGCATAAAATAATAAATATCCTCATTTGTTCTCCCCGTTATTAAAGTTTACCCGGCCTGGCTAACCGGGTTGATGTTAATTATGTAGATTTGAACGTATATCCATCATACGATGGAATTTTAATTAAAAGAAAAATCGTTTTTACTTCTCACCTCCTTTTAACTATTCTCCAAAAACTTCATTTGTAAAATTTGTCTCCCACTCATTCATTTCTTTCCCAGCTCCTTCAAATGGTTCCATAAAATCCTTTTTATTTGTAAACCCAGCTTTTTCGAAAAATATATACAATTCTTTTTTATTCAATCCTTTAACAGAGGAGAGGATTTCCATAGCACAGATAAACCCCCTTGTCCAAGCTCTGTTTTCTTTCGCATCGTTTTTGTTCATTTCTTGTCTCCTTACTAATTCTTTACATTTTTCACAAATTGAATAGATTTTCTTTTTATCACATTTTATACAACGACACTGTGAAATCACGATTCCGCATTTTTTACATATTTTAGTACGATGTCCGATTTCATTCATTTTTTACTTCTCACCTCCTATTAATTCTCTTGTTAATTTCATTATCTCATCTCTATATTTTTCAGAGAATTTTTTTCCTTCGACAACCCCTATTCTATTTCCATACATCATGGGATCTTGAATTCTAATTACGTCTTTTGACACTAAATCCAGTAACAGCCCTATACTTTTAGGGCTGTCCTCTATGCTTCTATTTGGGTATACCCACTGGATGTATTCTAATGCCGTTTTCCTACAACACGTTGCAAAACTAATATTCATTTTTACCCTCCTTAAAGGCTATAATAAGCTTCCATAATTTCGTTATACAATTCTTCGGTCTTTTCCTGCTTTCTAAGACGATCCCTCAAGGGAAGTATTGTTATTGTCAGGGCCAGTAATCCATGCGTGCCTATCTCACAGTAGACCTTGCATACAGTGTCCAACATTTCACTAGCATAATCCCAATCAAATTCTTTTTTCATTCTTTACCCTCCTTTTAATTATTCTTTTTACTTCCTCTCTTGATTCAAATTCAAATACATTTTCTAATTTCCCGTTTGTGCTAACAGTTAAGTTCTGGATGTTTAAATTATCAATCTTTTCTATTTTTTCTTTATCTGAGGATGGGATGAAATATTTCACATTTTCTTGTCCATCCGAATGATCAATCGTCCAATCTGTGATTTCAAGATCATCTAGATTTTCACACATCATAGTTTTAACCTCTTTTAGATGTTGTTGCACTAATTTTATCATTTTTACAGCTGCCTTTTTTCTCAACAACACACCACACCATCGACCAAATATAACATCTAACCAAAGTTCATGATTTCTTTTTGCCTCTAATTCAGGATTTTTTTCAAATATTTTCATTTTTTACCTTCCTTTATTTTTTGAGCTTCAACTTCTACTATTTTTTTGTTGAGATGATCATATTTTTTGAGCGATTGTTTCAATTGATCATTCAAGAAAAATATGTGTATCTCTGATTCTCCCGGGCAGTTTTCAAATGTAAAATATTGCAATTTTTCTTCTTTAGTTTTCTCCATCACATATTTTATCCGGCATATGTCAACTTCAGGCGAATCAGGTTTTAACTCATTCATTCAACGCCTCGGTGATTTCACTTAATTTTGATAACTCATTTTCTTGGTTTTGTTCTACCTCTTTCAATGCGGCATCAATTTGCTCATCTGTTGTGGTATTTGATGTATAATATTTTTCCAATGTTTCTCTTGATTTTAACATTACATGATACATTGCTGCATATTCTCTAACGTCATTGATTGTTAGTTTCATCCCCTTCCTCCTTTATCAACCCATAGCCTAAAAATTCCGCTGCCTTGTAACAATCGTCACTCAACTGTCTTGTTGCCGATAGACCTCTCCCTGTACCAATGCAGATTGGGCGGAATATTTTATTAACTCTCTCAAAAATCTCTTTAATTTCTTTTGCTTTCATCTTAGCCCTCCTTGAAGTTTCCTCCTTGTAAAATAAAGTCCCCGAGGGTAAGGAGGTCAAAATCCCCCAGGGACTGGAAAATTAATAAATTTTAACTCTATGATTTTTAATTTCAGTTGGTTCTTGTCCTTCAGGATTTCCATAGATCCCCCATGGGAAATAAACCAATTTTGCATATTTATGATGCCCAATATTTTCAATCCTGAAGGAAGCAACGTAAACAGTTATTCCATTTTTTTCTTTTTCAACATGGTATCCTTTTGCATTAATAATTCCATGTTTCTCAGCTTTCTCAGTAGCTTTTTCACCGCTTTTAACTGCAAGATTTAAATTCATTTTATCCCCCTTACTTAACTAATTCTATTGTCTTAAACCCGGCCTCTACTGCGATGTAGTATGCCTCTGGTGTTGTTGCAATAACTACCCGGCAAGCCTCACGACGTTTATCATCAATTTTTTTTACCAATTCAAAAGAGTAAGACAAGATTCCATCCATCATTTCGCAAAACCCCTCATCGACAGAGGCTTTCCCACGCCTCATTGTAGTTGGAATTTTGTCAGCTAATTGCGCTCTAAAAACTGATAATGTTAATAATCTTTTTCTTTGTGCGTTTGTCATTTCCATCTAAACCCCCTTAAGATTTAAATAAGTCGTAATCTGCCACCCATTCCGTAATTTTTTTATGATTTTTATAGCTGATTTTCCCCGCTAATAAGATTGAAACTAATATCTCATTAGCCTTACTTTCTCTATGCGTTCTATCCGGCACCACCTGTGCCAATTCTAAAAACAGTTTGCTCAAAGTTTCCATTTTGACCCCCATTAAGGTCGGCGGTTTTTATTACCACCTTACATTATTAATTATACACCATTTATTTTATTTGTCAACCTTTTATGTGTTTTTTTTATCTTTTTTATTGTTTATTTGTTATCTTTCCTTCAAATCTAACAATCTCTTTCCGAAACGTTAACCCGATTGTACCTATAGGCCCATTACGTTGTTTTGCTACAGCACACAGCATTTCCTCATCTTCTGTCCGGTGTAAAAATATGACTACATCAGCGTCCTGTTCAATCGCACCTGTTTCTCTGAGGTCTGCCAAATTAGGCATTTTACCCTCAGACTGTCTGCCCACCTGTGAGAGAGCAACCACCGGGATATCCAATTCCATCGACAAGCCCTTAAGCTCTTTTGAGACCTCGGCCATTTGTTCGTGACGGGGGATTTTCCTATTTCCGTTGGTTATTAACCCTATATAGTCAATAAACAATATTTGAATTTTATCTTTCCTCTTCATTCGTCTAGCCCTGTTTTTTAAATCAAAAAGACTTATCCCGGCGGTGTCATCTATGTATATTGGAGCCTCGTAGATCTTTCCCATTGCGTCAGTGAGGCTTGAAAATGCTGCCGTATTTAATGCCCCGTTTTTTAGCCTGGATTGGGGTATATTGGCCGTTCCTGCAATTATTCTTCGCAAATATTCCTTTGCCCCCATTTCGAGCGAGAAAACGCCTGTGTGGAATCCTCGGCGCACTGAGAGGTTTTGTACAATCGTTGAAACAAACGCACTTTTCCCCACACTCGGCCTTGCTCCAACGATGATGAGATTTTGAGGTTGAAATCCCGCGGTTAATCTGTCCAAATCTCCAAACCCGCTAGGTATCCCGCTTATATCAGATTTTGCATGATAGGCCCTCTCTATCTCCTCTGTGACCTCGTGACAATATTCCCCCAATTTACGGTAGTCACTATTTCCGGTGACCTGTAATTCTGTCAGGGTTTTTTCCATAAGGCTAACCATATCCACGGAATCCCGATCATTTCTACCGCTGTACTCGATCAGCTCATGGGACATTTTTCTTAGTTGGTTTGTTTTATATTCATTTTCAATATCTTTTTGATACTTTTCAAATAGCCCCTCGTGGCTATAATCTCCAAACGACAGGACATTTATCCCGGATTTGATGAATTTCATAGTGAGCTCTTTTTTGTCTATTGCCTGATATTTGTCGTACATCTCCCGCATAGACTCAAATACCAATTTATATTTCGGGTGGAACCAATCAGGGTTTATTTTTAGCTCGTTAATAAGTGTATTATCGTTTAATATGCAGCCTAATATTTTTTCTTGACTCATTCTTCACCATCTATTAATTCAATGATCTGTTTCAATTCGTTGTATTGATCAACATGATTCCACACCATTGATAGTCTCATCTCTATTCCTACCAAATCCCCGTCTAAGTATGGGAATTTTTCAGACTCCCATATTTCATGATCTCTGATGTATTCCAGCATATATCCGATTAGTATATTTTCCGGTAGCCGCTTATCTAAAAGCCTTTCGCAGCAATCCACTTCTATATAGGCTATTTCATCAGTAAATTGCTTTTCTGATAATTCTAAATATATCCTATCTGCGACACCAAATGAGATTACCCCCCTATTGACATTATTCATCCATTCCCAAAATTTATTCATCTTTTATAACTCCTTTTATCATCCGTAACTGGCCCTCGCTTCCTCTTCGGTTGAGTATAATCTACACCCCCATACAGTTAATCTTTCTATATCAAAATCCCTATCTAAACTATAATGAATTCTGCAAGCTTCCTTAAATGAGGAGGCCAATATAGTGACCACATATTCTGCCTTGCTTTCATTTCCGGAGCATCTATATCCCTCCCGCCATATATCATATAATCTCATCTGTTAACTCCTATGGGTAATATTTCTTTTTTTCAAACACCCAAAAATAACAGTGGAATTTTCGTGCGTGTTGTTGTTCCCGCTGCCAATTAGCCACGATCCTGTTCTTAGCTCCAAGGATGAATAAATCTCTTGGGTAAAATCCGGCATCAACTGCCATATTATAAACATCAATATGTGTAAAATATTGCTTGCCGCTTGATACCTTATCTTGGCATTTAAAATACAAAAATCCGCCTTTGGCTAAAATTCTGTACATCTCTTTTGTCGCTTTTTGATATTCCTCAATCAATTCTTTTTCTGAGGAATAAACCGAGAATCTCTTGTTGATAATATTCCCCTTTTCCTTTTTCAAACTCGGCCCTGTTGTAGCCAAAAATGGAGGATCAAACATGATAGCTTTAATCTGGCTGTAATTACATGCAAACGGCAATTGTTTATAGTCAATTACATTGCACCCATATTTAGGATTGATGTCAAAACAATATTCAGGCTTTTTATCAGGGTAGAAATTACCCTTACCATAGGTTGGGTCTAAATCTATGGGGTTGTATAACTCTTGTACCCATCTAATGATTTCATGTTGGTCAAATGATAATGATTTAATCATAATCCTCTCCACAATTCAGACAATAACTCTCTGTGTGACTCGCTTCATCTCCGCAATGTTTACACATTTTCACAGGGATTTTGGCTTTCTCCGGCTTTGTCTTATAATCCAGATAATTTGTCAAAGGATCTGCCTCGGGGACAAAATTGACCGCCCCTCTTGCGATGAAATCCCACAGGCTATATTTGTGACTATAATAGTAAGCTTTCCCGGAAAGAACCTTTTTATAATTGCTTATAGCCACTTTAATTTTATCCATACCCACTTCCTTGATTATGTCGATATGTTTTTTCTTCAGGTAACGAGTAGCGATAGATTTATTATGGATAGTTATTTTCTGGTTATTCCAAAATTCTAATATCTCAGTAATTACTTCTTTATTTTTACCATTATCTATATATATGTGTTTATTACATGTATTAGTATATGGTATAGGTTGGCCCGTTTTCACAAATTGATTGGACTGTTTAACCGAATCGATTTGCCCATTTGGGCAAAGGCTTTTTGTCCCAATCTGCAATTGGCCCATAAAATTGGATTCATTTTTGAACGCATACCACTTTGTTTTATCGTAAGAAGTTTTATTGAAATTCCCACTTACCAAAACCTCTTGATCAATAAGTGATTTCAATATTCGCCTGATTTGTTTCTCAGTCCAAAACGGAAATTGAATAGCCCAGGCTCTGACACTGTTATATGTCCACGTCCGCTCATTGAATAAATTCTTATTATTTGCCTTATTGTGGATAATCCAATGAAGCATATTTTTTATCATTATTGCCTCATCAACTCCGTATTGTTTAGCGTGTTCAATATCAAAACTATATTCCATATATCCATCCCTTTTTAATTAATCCTTCTATTATTCTAATTATTTCTAATTCCTCGATATCTAAATCGATAGCCATATTAAAATAATCAACACACCCGGGATCATAGACACCATTCCCTGTCATAGATAAAATATAGGCTAATACTAATTTTTCATCATTTGTTAACTCTCGTGATCTCATTACTGCCCTAGGGATTATCCCATAACCGTCGGACATTGGCTCTGATAGTATTTGTTTATTCATCATTTCTCCTCACTTTTTAGGGGTTCTTTTATCACTATCCGTGCTGTTTTTAGGGGTGTTAATATCATTATTTATTTTTCTTTGGGTATCTATACCACGTTCTAATTGTTCTTTCTCTTTCTTTAGATATTTAATATCAAATTCTAATGACTGCTTTTCGTGCTTTAATAGGTCTTTTTGATATAGATTCTCTTCCTGCTCTTTTGCTAGTCCTATTATGTAGGCCATAGGATTTATTATTTCTCCGCATTTTTTACATTTTGCAACTAATGCCTCTTCATCCAAAATTATACTCCGATGTTTACACCCCTGAAACAATTCAATGTCAATTATCTTCACCATTTTAGTCCTCCAAATAAAAAAAGGATCGCTCTTGTGTGGCCCGGTTGGCTCCCGGCACGCTGTAGAACACCGTCTACAACTACCACACAAAAACAATCCTTTGCAGATGCCCCGGTGTAGGCCCGCTGGATGCCACTCCAGCGTTAGTATATTATCACAATCTTAGCTAATTGTCAACTTCGCCCTTTGTTACAACCTCATCATTAGTGTTTTGCTCATACCCGCATTCGTAGCACGTCCCGGTTATGTTGTTTAATCCGGTGCTAAAATAATTTAATACATAACTATTTTTTTGACAGTGAGGACAAACAATTTTATGATTATTCCTCCACTCAATTCTTTTTGGCTTACCTCCATAGCGTTGCTTATAATACATTTTTTCTATTTTTTTAATTATCTCGTCATCATCTATATGCTCGTTAATTTTTTCTATCATTTTTAATGTAAATAATATTTCAGATATTTCTTCATTCGACAAATTTAATGTTATTCTTGCTTTTGCAGGCTCATTTTGATGTTTCAAAAGTATCTCGATTTGTTCTTTTGTTAGTTTCATTTTTCTTCCTTCGCATTTATGGCATTTTTCGAACACGCTCATTATGTTGTTCGATTTTTGGCCTTCTACCCTGTGTACATCTCCACAAATTGGACACACATATTGTTTCAGATATTGTTTATTGATTCCCTTTTTCACTGCTTTTTACTCTTTTTTTGTGCTTTTTTGTTGTTTTTAAGTGTTTTTAGTTTCTGTACTGCCATTAAATCAGGGATACAGAGATATTTGTTACATAGCGTATTTGCTATGTTTGCTGTATCGCTCATATCGCTTGTATATGACATTTTACTTGCTTTTGGTATGATTATATTATGTATATACATTTAATTCACCCTCTGCAATCCTCGAAAGATTATTCATCCCCACACCTCCGTCATTTCTAAGTAAATCATTCTCTTAATTTTTTTATTATTCTCACACATTCAAGGACTGTGTGAGGATTGCAATTATCATTTTTAGCAAATTCCAGTATTGTATCGTTTATTTCTTCTATATTACAAACATCATAATAATTTATTTTTTGTGGAAATCTAAACGTACTCCTATGTGGCATAAAACAATACCTATCCGGCCCATCATTTCCAACAATAAAATCGTATCTTGTCCCATCTCCTGGTTCGGATATAACATGAGTACACCAAATACCATTTATCTTTTCCATTTCTATCATTTCTACCTCCAATAAATTTATTATTATTATTCATTCCCACACTTCGATATATTTATGTTCCAGTTTATTCTGGATAAATTTTAAATTTGTGCTGCATGTATGTGACAGCCAAACAATGGACAAAATAAAAAAGAACATTAAAAATATTTCTAATATTTTCATTTTAATCCTCATATTGTTATATTATCTTTCATAATTTAACCGGAAGCTTTCATCTGTGCCTCCATCTCTCGATTTGCTCCGGGGTCAATTTATCTGAGCAATATTTTAGAGCTACTATTGGCCATTTCTCCCCCCATTTTTCTATCTGATCAGGAGTCAATCTGTTTGAGCAATCTATTAGAGCTACCCATGGCTGTCTATCTCCCCATTTGTCTATTTGCTCATGGGTTAATTTATGTGAGCAATATCGCAGGGCTGCCCGCGGTTCCACATCTCCCCATTTTTCTATTTGCTCAGGGGTTAATTTATCTGAGCAATATTCCAGGGCTGCCGATGGCCATTTCTCCCCCCATTTTTCGATTTGCTCATGGGTTAATCTGTTTGAGCAATATTCAAGGGCTGTCGATGGGTCAATATCCCCCCATTTTTCTATTTGTTCAGGGGATACAGGCAAATCTATTTCCCCAACCGCCCATAAACCGTACTCTGGAGGGATATCGCTAATCTCTAAGTCCTCGATATTTTTATCATCAAGCCACATAAAAAAATCTTCACAGGCCCCTCTTTCCGTGGCTTTTTTGATCCATTGTTTTTTTTGTTTAATTGTCATATATCCCTCCAAACCGGTCTATTTGCTCAGGAGTTAATTTATGTGAGCAATAAAACAAGGCTGCCCGCGGTTCCACATCTCCCCATCTCTCGATTTGTTCAGCGGTCAATTTGTCTGAGCAATATTCCAGGGCTACCGATGGATATTCGTCTCCCCATCTGTCTATCTGCTCAGGGGTCAATTTATCTGAGCAAAACTGGAGGGCTG